CACACCACGCTTGAGCAAATCGCGCACGGTGGCATCGCTGGTGTTTTCGCTGCGCGAGAATGTCAGGTGGTAATTGCTTGGCAATTTGCCATTGGCAAACGCAACCGCCCTGTCGAGATGCTTTGTGTAGTCGTAGAACTGCAAATCCTGAAAAGATTCAAAGATGTTTTGCCCTTCGAGCTTGTAATCTTCCCACCTTAAATCAGATGTCCCGTTGAGACGTTCGCACGGTATCAATTCCTTTTTGTTTGATAGTTTAATATGATTGCTTGTCTCTTTCCAGAGTTGGCGCAAAAACTTTTCCTCCTCATTGACAAGGAATTTTGTTTTGTTGATTCGTGCCTCTCTGATTGGATTCATGCGACCACGGCCAGAAGTAAACAGGCAAGCAGCACGACACCCACGAGACGCGCTCGTGCAAGTGTTGGTCACGCCGCTCGCGTTACTTGGCGCAAGGTAAATGATGGCGGTGGAGTATTGTTTTTTACGGCCCTTGACCGTCTTTGCGTTGTTGTCTATGCCTAGTATCTTCATGACGTTTTGTTGTTACAATATAGCACACTTTCCCGCGTTTGTCAAGTCATCACTTACAGAATAATCTGATAACATTGCCCGCCGATTGTGTGGGTTCGGGCCTTGGGTTTGGTTCAAGAGATTCCATCTGCCAAAAGAAATTCTTTTTATTCTTTGGCTAACCTCTGGGCCTGTTGTCGCATCGCCTTCCCAATCCTCGCCCAATTCGTTTAATACTATTGCTCGGGATGAGTTTTTAAAATAGCGTTTCAGCCTTTCGTCGGTAGTCCAAAAATAGCCTTCTGTTGGGCTTGTCCAGTGTAAATCGTCTGCGCCTGTCGCGCCGTGATTCCAAAAGCTCCAATAGTTTTCTAGGGCTTCTTGTCGTGTTTCTGCGTCAATCCATACGGCAATGACGCTTCCGTTTTTGTATAATGAGTTCTTAACCATTTTTTTTCGCTCCTGCAATTTCTACTAATCCTTCGTCAATTAAATAGCGGCCAAGCGCTTCTGCCCTGTCGCTGTATTCGTTTGGAACCATAATTTTCTGATTTTTGTATTCAATTCTAATTGGTACTCCGTTCACTTCTAGTTCTAGTGGGTCGGGCCATTCTTTTCCTCTTGGTTTTTTTATACTGCCTAAAGCCATGCTTTTGCCTTGTGTTTAGGGTTGCGACGAAAAGAGCCTTTGCCCTTTTTTACTTTATGCTCACGGGATGCGCTACCCATAAAGCCGTCAGGATTAACTCGTGCTTTTGTTTGTTTCATTTTCATGTTGTAAATATAGCACACTTGGCCGCGATTGTCAAGGATTTTTTTTAGTCCTCGCGGCTTTGGTCAATGGCCCAGCACAAACCCACGCCAATCACGATGCAAGGTGCGGCTACTATTAATATCGCGTTAATCATGGGTCTACTATAGCATAGAGGGTAGGACATCCGCAGTCCCACCAACTAAAAACTTTTTGCTTGACTTTTCCAAGGGGGGGGCTGCCCCCCGCGAAATTTTGTCAAGGAAAAAGTTTCAACAAATGCAAAAAAAACCCCCGCCCCGATGAACAAACAGGGCGAGGGATTGGGCTGGGTAGCCTATGCAGTAACCACAACTGCGTCCGACTCCGCAGGAGTCCAGAGCGTGTTGAGAGTTGCCTCATCCTTGGCGGCAGCGAGCAGCCGCTTGGTGATGTTGCTGTTCATAGTCTCACTCATGGTGAAGTTGGTTTCAGCAACTTCGTGAGTCGTGAACTCAGTCACAGCGTTCAAAAGGTTGTACAGGTTGCGCCCGTTGTCCTCTTGGTAAGTTGGCTTGTTCCAAACGCGAGCGATACCCTCGCGGCGAACCTCAGAGATGGTTCCCTTGCTGGTGAGGTTTTGCAGGATGTTCAGCCCTTGCTCTTGGGTAACTTCGCGGGAAGCCATCAGAGTGAAAGGGTTGTCAGCCTTGCCCAAATCCTCAAAGGCTTGGAGCGCATCCTCAACAGCGCGAACAATATTCTTCACGTTGAACTTGTTAGAGTGCTTGCAGGAAATGCCATGCTCCTTGTCGAGCGTAGTCATTCCGTTGGTGCAAACCAAGCGCAACGCGCCGCCCATTGCAATAATGCGCTTTGTGGCGTTGAACGAGTTGTCCAAATCCATACGGAAGCCCAGAGTGTCGCCCACTTTGGGAATCTCCACCTGAGTGTCCTTGAACTCGAAACGAGCCTTGAAACGCGCCCCGTTGTTCATAACGTAGTGGCTGGTTTTGGTAGGCTCAAGGCCGAGGTCAGACAAGACGTTCAGCACGGGTTCCATCAGGTCGCGATTCTGAACCACGTTGTAGTCCTTGGAAACGCCGTCCTTCAAGTAGCCTTTGTTTATCCCTTGGCGGTCAACGCGGCGGGTGGAGTATCCTCCCGTCCAGTCGCCTTCGGGGCCGTAGGTTTTGACCTTTTCTACTTCGTAGTTCCAGTCAGAGGAGATAGGGGTTTTTGCTGTTCTAGACATAATGTTTTTTTTCTTTTCTTTTCGTTGTTAAGTTATACCTTAATATAGCACAGTTTTGGTGGTTTGTCAATAGCGTAAGACGATTTAATTGCAATTTTTTTCGCGGTACTCATCCCAATGCTTTTGCATTTCCCACGCTCCAAAATTTTTCTTGCTTTGATTCATCTGTTCGCGGCGTTCGTCGCGTTCCTTCTTGCGCTTACCCCACTCGCGCCACTGCTCTTTAGTCCAATTCTTTTTCCCACTCACAACCCAATACTAGCACACTTTTTGCTTGAAGTCAAGAATAAAAAAACCTAAATATATCCTTGACAAATTTTTCGGGGGGCAGCCCCCCCCTTGCGCGAAAGTCAAGTTAAAAAAGTCAATATATATACTTATTTGTAGTTATTTGGGGTATTATTTGTTTGTTATTTGTATATTGTTTATTTGTCAATGGATAAAGTGTTATTTGGGTGTAAATAAAAAAGAAGGCCGCTGTGTTCAAAACAGGCAGTGTAAAGCCCGTGAGAGGTTCTCCCTCCCCTCTAATCAGCGACCCCCTTTAGGGATGTGGTGTTCAACGCCCGTACTAGACTTACGGTGTGCAAGGCTCTCCCTTGCCTCTATTCCACTAGATTTAATAATTATACAAAGAGCAAATTATTTATTCTAATTTTTTTTGGGTATGAAGCCGTCAGGCATTGGGGTAGGTTTTGATAAAGATTTTGGCAATTTTAATCTCATTACTTTTTTAATTGCTTTTGTCTTTGTCTCTTCTACCTTGGCTACCTCTTTTACTTTGTCAAGCTCATCAAGGTAATCTTTACCCTTCTTGGTGATGGCGCGACCCGCAGTAGTAATCTGCATCAAGTCCATCTTCTGAAGGTACATCTCAAAGTCACGTTGCACACACGCCTTGGTAAGACCTGTCTTAGCAGCGAGGTGAGTGAGCGAGCAGTCCTTGACCTTGCCCAACTCACCGAGAATCTGAATCTCGATAGGTGAAAGGCCCAGAGGAGCAATCCCAAGCTCATGCTGAATCTTTGACCAATCAGCACGACTGAACGCCTTGCGACCCTCTGCCTTGAGGTAGACTGCCATGTTGTTTGCCATCTTCTGAGCAGCGCGAGCATTGCCGCGAAGCACCGTAGCAATCTCGTCGAGCAAACCATTGTCGAACTTGACACTAGGCAAGGTCAGGTTAACAATCTTACCCAACTCACTGAACGTGTACTCCTCAAGGTCAACACGCTCGCACCTATCCATCAACGCATGGAATACAGTCTGAGCCTCGGTAGTGGCAAACATAAATGTATGGCGAGTAAAATCAAAATCTAATACATAATCATCATAAGAAAATGTAGTTTTATTCTCAGGGTTGGGGTTGAGTATGGTCAATAGTGCCATAGTAATGTCACGCGGTAGCTCGCTACACTCATCAAATAAGATAGTAGCTTCTTTGTGCTGAACGTGCGGGATAAGCACTTGGTTAACGAGTTGCTTGACATTCTTGAGTGTCGAGCAGTTAATCTCTAGGAAAGGCTTGGGCTTGGACTCGTCCTCCTCAGAGGTGAGCAACTTGCCCATCGCTTTGGCAAGGGTGGTTTTGCCGCAGCCCTTGGGCGCAACAAACATTAGGTGAGGGCAGATGCCTGTGGCGTTGTAGCCCTTGAGGTAAAAGTTGAGTCGGCGTTTTGCTTTGTCTTGACCGATTAGACCGTCGAATGGAACACTTTTGTCGTTGTTTTGCATGATTCTAATATAGCACGTTTTTGCTGTCTTGTCAAATCTTTTCTTAAATAACTTACCAGTCGATTACCTCCGGTTTGTCATCGTTTAAATCGTGTGACTTTATTCCTACGTCTCCTTCTGGCTCTTCTGCAAGGTTGCTTACTTGCACATCTACTTGGGCAGAGTCGGCCACTACGTTTTGGGTGGTGGCATACACGCGCTCACCCTCCATAGATACTGGCTCGAACTTGAACCCGACACCAACCTGTTCGGCCCACCGTTTGTTGACCATTACAGTAGCATCTTTAGATAATAATGACATTAATTCTTGTAAAGATACACGGATACAACTTGTAGCACCTTTCTTACGTCCTGAATTTCCTTTGCGTGGCATAATATATATAATATAGCATACTTTTGGTGGGTTGTCAAGTAGTTTAGGCAAATAAAAAAAATTAAATACCTTAATATATATTCTAATAAGATTAAATAAACCTAATATTAATTAAATAAAGGCAAAAGAAATCAAATAAATAGCCCTAAATATATAAAAAATAATCTAATATTATTCGGCGCATTATTCTTATTGAATTGCCGGTGGCTCTCAGGCTTATTTGCGGCGAATATGACAAACTTCAAGTCTTTTATATTATATTTATTTGGCAAAATATATGGCAAACTTGATTGAGTATTATTCTTATATTATTTCGGCCCTATACCACAAACTTGGCGACCATTTGTTTTAAAGTCAAGTAATTATTTGCAAAAATATCTGGCAAACTTCGCCCCATATTAAGAACTAAATATATATTATATTAAGACCATAATATTTCGCGGCCCTCCATTTATTTGGTTTTATTTCAATTAAACTTTGCATATATTTATTAATATTTATGTAGTTTTTTCTTGACCCACTCCCAAATATATATTAATATACCTAGAATCCAATATAGGGGTAATAGTAAACGGGACATAATACAAATATAAATAGGTTTTTTTAATTATTTATTTGACTAAATATAAAAACTGGGTACACCCTTTGCCACACTTCGCTCCACCAAGCCCCACTAGATTATATATTAAAATTTAAATATAATTTCTATATATGTTCTTTATATTTGCCGTATAGTATTTGGGTATTGTGTATTAGTAAATAAAAGAAAAAGCCCCCTAAAAGGGACTCTTTTTGTTTATTCTTCGGGTTCTTTAACTAGGAACAATGTCATTCTGATTGCACCGTAGAGTATTATCAACCCTAGTATTAGTTCTCCCATATTTACCTTTCTTCTGGTTAAAATACATGGGGTTTTTGTATATCATCAGTTCCTTTCTTTTATATATTAGCAGGTTCGGTTTTATATATAAATAGAGTTAAATAAGTGAGAGGCGCGGCAGAACCTATAAACAACCAACGCCTCCCACTTTGGGCCTCCACCCTTTTAATCGTCATCGCCGTAGCCGAGGTCTTTCTTGGCTTGTTCGTAGCCTTCGTTGTACGCCTCGGATTCTTCGTCGTCAGAGTACGGGTCGTTGAACTCGTTATATTCTTCCTCCTCATCATACTCGCCGTAGATGCCTTCGTCGAGAGGAGTCTCGATAGTCTCATGGAGTGCCACTACCTTGTATTTGGCAGTACGCAACTTCTGGCAGTCGCAATCCTTGGGTACGCTCACCACATCGGATGGGTCGATTTCAACCCGTAGCAGATGTCCACCGCCGTGGCTATATCCCTTGGCATACTCGTAGCTGCCAGCGTGGAAACCATAGCTGCAACCAACGTCAGCATCGTCGCACACTTGGTTACGCCTCATGCTCAAGGTTTGCCCAACCGAGTTGTCAAACTTACCAGAGTAATGGTCTTTGAAGTCGTGCTTCACACCCTTGTAGGCAATGAAGTTGCCATCTGGAGTGATGGGCATACTTTTATGCTCTAGGAACGTGTATAGCTCGTCGATAGCGCGTCTGGAGGGGTTGTTAGCCAATTTGCCAACAAAACGCACCAGAGGCTTATATGGGAGCTTATTCCGCATGAAATGGAGTATCTTGTCAACCACTACCCCGTGCAGGGCTTCACGTTGACCGTCAGTAGTATAAAATACCGCGCCATCTTCGACAGATACGCCCGATTCATGGTCAAAATAGTCCTCGACAGCCTTGGATTCGTCGAAAAGGTTAGGCAATGCGTCCCAATCTTCATTGTTGAGGGCATCTAGCGTAGCTTGCCAGTTAGCATTGTCGTTACGCATGGTGAGAGCTTTACCGTCGATTACGATAGTGAGGGAGTCGTCCGTTAGTATGTATGGGTTCATAATTTAGTTCTTTCTTCAGAGTTTGCTTTCTATATTACTAATATAGCACATTTTTGGCTCTCTGTCAAGGACTTAATTAAGTTTTTTATACTTCGGGCGCATCATAACCTTCATTCAATTTGGTTACATGAGTATATTTATTGCGTTTTTTGGAAGCTACTCCTGCCATGTTATTAATATTGTCGGGGTTGTTTATATCTACCATGAACATTTGAAAGGCGTGGTCATCTACTTGTTCGACGATTCCAAACGCTTCTTTTGCGAATTGTTTTATCCATTCACGCGCTTGAAGCTGCGTTACATCTGAAGCTCTAATAAGTTTAAGTCTTTTTGCTAACTCTTTCTTGAAAGCGTTGTCTAATTCCAATGGACAATTATCTAATAAACTCAGTTTATTGGGGTCTTTTGCAATTTCACTTAAAACCCACATTGCCTCTTGGTTTCCTAATACAATTTTGTTTAATTTTGTACTAAAACTAAAGCGAGGTTTTTCTGGAATTTTTGAATATGGATTACCAAATGAATCTTCATTTTTGGTTTTCATTTGGTCGATAATTTTATCGTGATTATCTAAATTGTCTTTCATAATAATTTAAAAAACTACTTTCCGCAGGAAAGAAGTAATAAACTTATTCATTTATACCTCCGCGATGCCATGCGTTAATAGTTTCATAAGATTTTACAGGCTTCTTAACAGTTTTTACACCTTTTTTCGGATACGAACGCTTCTTGGATTTGGACTTTTTCATTTTTAGGTCTAAATATATTTTGCAAAGTTAAAAGGTTGACCCCTCCTGAACTGAAAAAGGAGGAGCCAACCGTGGCAGACGCGCTTTCTCGATAACCCCTTAACGAGATGCGTCACAAACATCTACTACATTTATGTAATTAATCAACACCTTGTGATTCTTTTCTCGGTCACTGTCACGGTAGCAGTAAGCATCGTACCAATTAATAATGTTAAGCATCGAGTATTTTTCAAGAACCTTCGTGAACCAATCGCTCAAATCGTAGGACGGTTCAGCATTGAACTTGATTTCGATTTGCAGTCGGTCATCAATTAGTTCTTTCATGGCGAGCAATTCCTCGCGTTGCTTTTCTGTACCGTACATACGCTTGAAGTTTTTCATGCCCTCCAGTACGAGACTATCCTTTGAAGCAAAGTCAGAGTCTTTGATACTTTCACGAACTCGCTCATGCAGTAGGTTGCTGTTATGATTGCAAGCATGGCTGAAGTCTACGAACTTCTGTTCGATGTTGTTGGCGGCGAGATGGTTCTTAACCTCCTGTTCCATCCAAACATTTAGCTCGACCCAGCCCTTTGCAGCTTCAGGCTTTTCACGCTTGGCAACCTTCCAAGCATAAACATTCTTTGGGAACTTCAGTCCGAGCTTTTCAAACTGAGCCTTCAAGTTACCGATGCGACGAGGTTCGTTGTAACCGTAACGACTGGACGTAAACATTGGCTTGAACTTGTCGAGGATGACATAAACTCCTTCACCGCTCTCCAAGTCTACGCTGGCAGCTTTCCAGTAGTCGGATGCCTTGTGATTCCATGATGAACCCTTGCACTCCCAATCATACTCGAAAGCAGGACTCGCTAGTTTTTTAGCGTGTTTACGTTCTTCGGCAGTAGCATTGCCTTTGGTGGTCGTGCTGCTACCGTAGAAATCTGACAATGGGCGTTTGTCCAACTCGGAGAGTTTTAACATTTCGCCATCGTACTTCTTCCGCCACTCTTTGCGAGCTTGAGGCTTTTCAAATTGCAGAAGGTAAACTTCCTTATTCTCCTCCATTGCCATGCCAAGCAGTCGGCCCAAGATGCCGCGACGATGGCCAAGGTCGTTCTCTACAATTACTACCTTACTATCGGCAGTAATGTTGCTCCAACCTTCTTCGAGACGGTAACGAATAGCACCGTGCCGACTTGGCTTTTTGAGTACCCGCATATCGACATCACTTGGAATTGATACGCCAATACCTTCAATCGGCTTGCCTTTCCATTTGACATTCTCTTCGATAACCTCACGCAACTCATACAAGCCACTAGCGAAATCACGAACATCACCGAGCAACTGCTTTGCCGCCCAGAGGGTTGGCTTTTCAGCAAACTGCTTTTCAGCTTGAGCTACGATTCCATCTTTTACTTCACGCAGTTTTGCGATGAGAGTTTTACGAGTCGCCTCAGTGAACTGCAATTTCTCACGGGATGCAGAGATGTCCAAGTCACCGATGTCACACTTCAAATGAAGATTACCCTTGACCATATCACTGAGTCCTTCGATGCGTTCTTCGTCAGTGAAGTTGAGGTCTTTGGCAGAGAACGGATAAGCAATGTTACCCATGACCGCTTTCGGTTCTTCGTAGCGACTGCTCCACCTATCCCCATCATTCTTGAACCAAGTCCAGTTATCACCCATGAACATTGCTTTCTTCTGAGTGTATTCAAACTGGTTAGTACCCTTAATGGTTGGGGTAACTTTAAAATACCTAAATAAACCTTCGGCTTTACTAACGAACTCCTCGGTATCTTCTTCTCGTACCGGAATAACAATCTCAATACCGTTTTCTTCGTCGGTCTTTTGAGTGCCTATCTTGGAGATTTGACCAACCTGAGATGGGTCGATGAATGCGTTCCAAATGTGTTTCTCACCGTCGATGTAAGAATTAATCACAAAGTTATCACCGTATGCAAACGCTGACTTGGAACCAATGCCAAGCATACCTGTTTGCTCATTGGTGTTACGCTTGGTGGACTCACCATAAAATGCGTAGACATCGTGAATCTCTTCGTCGTTTAGTGCTGGCCCAAAGTCCCGCACCTTAAACTCTAGTTTTAATTTAGATGGAAGAGTAACTTCAATCGGACGGTCGCCAATTCCTGCTTCTACATGAGCGTCAACCGCATTACATGAATACTCACGCAGCACCGCAGTAATCTTGTCAGAGTAAAGCTGATTGCGTAGTACGTTAAAGATGTGAGCAAGTCCGGTACTCTTGATTCCAAACTTTACGGAATCTTGTACGCCTTTGCTTTCGAGAGAGGTTTGATTTACATTAGGTTTCATGTTCAGTTCTTTCTATTAGGGGTTTGTCTTAACTATGTTTCTAATATAGCATAATTTTGCCTCCTTGTCAAATACTTTCTTAAAAAAGTTTTAAAATCTTTTACCATTTTGGTAAAAAGAAGTTTTCTCCATACAATTTACCCATAACAGTTCTTAATTTTCTCATGGCTTTATATTGAATCTGTCTTATTCTTTCTCTTGAAACTCCGTAGCTTTTGGCAATATCTTCTAAAGTTTCTGGAGCTTTCCCGCCAAGGCCAAACCTTCTTCTAATAATTTGCTTTTCTCTACCTTTTAATTTGTTTATAAATAAAGTTAAATGTTTAACATTATCATGGAATCCAGTAGTCTTATCTGGAGTTGTCATTTGATTATCTTCTAACACATCTCCAAAAGTATCAGAATCAGAATCATCACCAAGGGGGGCGTCAACTGATTTTAAATTTAAAACGCCCCCATTAACTAAATCATTTATAGTTTTTTTTGAAACACTTTTTTTTAATTCTTTATATATCTCATCCACTGAAGGCTCATTCCCAAACTCGCTTTTGTATTCACCAATGAATGTTTTAATTTTTCCAATTTTACCTTGAGCTAAATGGTCTGGTATCCTAATAGTCCTAGATTTATTAGAAAGACATCTTCTTATTTTTTGTTTAATCCAAAGGGAAGCGTAAGTAGAAAATCTAGCACCGTTATTAACATCATATCTATCTACGGCATCAAGTAGTCCCATCGCACCTTCATTAATTAAATCTTCTGGCTCCATTCCAGCAAACTTATATTGATGCGCTATTTTAACAACCAATTTTAAATTATGTAATACTATTAGGTCGTAAGCCTCTTTACCTTCACGGCGTTGCTTTGAGCTACAATTTCTCTTGTTCTTATTCCACTTGTTATATTTAATAAAAAGCTCATTTAATTCTTTAGTCTTAAAAACTTTTAATTCTCCAATCCTTCCGTGAAGCTGGTCGATTGCGTTTGTATATGTAGTGTGCATAATAAATTTTATTTTAAATCGTCTATTCCTTCTACTTGGTATCCGTCCCAATACCAAGTGCCGTCATATTCTTCCGATACTTTTCCTTTCTTGTCCATTCGGATATAAGAAAAATCTCCCGATACACCTTGGAAGCAGCCAAAATCCTGCAATGGTAAAGTTGCGATTTTAGGACTACCGTTATCGTAAGTGGCGTTAATGCAAGTTAAACGCGCATGAGTAGCGTGTTTTGGAGGGCGGGGTATGTCTACCGCCCAATCTGCTCTGCCCACTGTTACAACGGGCTTCTTTTGAAATCTTGACATTAGTTAAATAACTCCTGTTCCTTTTTAGACCTTTTTATATTTGACTCGCTTAACAACATTACAATCTCATATACTAAATACGCAAATGCTAACGGTACAACAGCGAACACCATTAAATATAATGGCAATATTAATAAGTAACTCATCCAATAAAAACTTTCCCCGTCATCTGTTGGTAAATGGTTTTGTAATCGTCTAATACTAATAGAGTTCCCGCTCCTTTTGACAACTGTATTCTAGTGTGATTTTTTCCATCGGGCGAAAATTTAATAATATGATTTTTATTTACGGTAAGTGGAGACGAGCTTTTATGTTCACCAAATATTTTTACCTCATTTAATGTTATGAATTCATTTTCCATTATTTTAATTCCTTTACTGTTCCATCTTCGCCAATTTCTAATCCACGATGCCGTTCCATTTCTTGTACGTCTAAATGATGAAAAGAATGATTGTATTTGTCATCTTGTTTCATCCATTCTTGCTCGATAAAAGACTTGAGAGCGCGACCTGTGGTATTATTATTAGCCTCTAGCATATTACAAAGGCGGTTGTAAACCTCATCTAATATTTCTCGGTCAGTCATTTCTTTTTCTCTTTCTTTAATTTACTCTTATCCTCTTCGCCGTATTTTTTACAAATTTTTTCCCAATCGCTGTCTTTTTTCTCATACTTATAGGGATTGCTCATGGAAACCTGCTCTACTGGCCGAATAGTACCACGATAGCTGCCATGAGTATTGGTTTTGTGGAGCTTGCTCATATTTTTGATTAAAACATATTTTTGATTTCGAGTCAAGGACTTTCTTCGTTTTCGTCTAGCAGCCATGCAACTGCAACCATAGCGGCGAAAATTACTGCAAGATAAATTAAAGTCTCCATTTTTATTTAGGTCTATTTATATCTTTGTTTACCATTAGCTTCAAACTCTTGAGCTATTGCTGGACGTTCTCGTTCAATCATTTCCCGAATGTCTTGGCATCGGTCAAAGCATTGGTCAAGCGTAACTTGATTGGTTGTGAAGTCGGGGCATCTATCGTAGATTGCTTTAATTAATTCGTAGTTTCTCATATTATCCTAAATAATCATTTTCTTCGGCATCGCCTTCGTTTGTGTCGCCATCTAAATCCCAATCGTCCATTGCAACTTGGACTGCCATTTCCATTGGGTCGTTTGGGTAGGTTCTAATGTGTGTTGCCAAGCTCCACGCAAACTCCGCTTGTAACCCCCAAGGCTTCGCTTTCTCAAGTCCTTGAGCAATGAGTTGAATGTCGTGTGGTCGTGCGCTATTTGAATTAGTTTTCATCGTTCTATTCTTTCAAAATGTTTGTCTACGATTGCATTGATTGAATCTACTAGCTCTTGAGCTTCGGCTTGATTCATTTGCTGTTGATTATCTTCATCACAATATTCGCCAATAATCCAATCACTTACATTATCTTTAATAGCTTCTTTAACATCTAGTATCTTGTATCCCATAATTTAATTGTCCTTTCCTTTGCTTCTATCTAACCTTTTGGATTTATAATGTTCCACGCCATCAAATGAGTCTGTAAAGGTATTAACTCTTGTACGCTTTTGCCTTTTATGCTTATCTTGTAATATCTTTGCTTTTTTAAAACGGCTTTTAGTTTTTTTAAAAGGTGTTCTCATTTTTATCCTCCGTATATTAATACTCTCATTTCTTTTGCTACGTTCACTATGATGAACCAATCAACACTAATTAATAACATTTCTACTGCTGTTTTCACTTAATCCACCTCCCCGTAGATTTCGTTGTATCGTTCTTCAATGTCTGCGTCAGTCATCTGGTTGAACCCCAAGACTCCATCCATCAGCATCTCACGAATGTCTCTGTCTCCAATCTGCTCAAATACAGATTCCATTAATTGTTCTCGCTTCTCGTTTGTTGTCATTATATTCCTTCCCCGTAGGGTACTGCTTGTATTCTACGGATTTCATTTTGTAGGTTATCAATGTGGTATTCTTTTACCGCTTCATTCTTCTGCTCTACGGAGTCAAACTCTTTGTAGAGATAGATTGTCTCCAGATGCAAGTCATCTTGAGTAAGGTCTTGAGCCTTGATAATATCTAGCGGGGTTGTACGCCCACTCCATTTATCGGCTAAATTGTTGTATGGATTTGTGAGTTGCTTCCACACGCTTTCCTCCATCATTGCCTTGGCAGTCCACCATATATCAGAACGCTGCTCCCATGCGTTAGCTTCCCAAAGCATATACTTATCAGCACGTTGCCAGTAGGATTTAGAGTTGGGGTGAAAAGGGTAGTCGCCGTAGCTGTCGTCAAAGTAAAGACCATACCCGTCAAAGTCATAACGTGGACTCCACCAATCGTTACAATTAAAATCACACTGTTCAGTAAGGCCGAGGTTGGCTCCAGAAAATTGTCGCTTCTTTCGTGCTGGGCCGAGAGTTCTCTCGTTGTCCCAATCGTATGTGTACCCCTCGAAAGATACAGCCCATGTGCCGAGCCTCATGTAAAGTAATTCGGACTCATCTATGCGGAAGGCTGGGATACCTGTCTCGACTACCTTTAGTGGGTCGCGTTCTCTTGTCGTTTCTTGCGCTATCATGTTTTTAATATAGCACGTTTTTTAAGAAATGTCAAGAGTTAATTTTTACTTATAGTAATCGTCCTCATCTTCATCCTCATCTTCGTCGATAAAGATGTCTTTTCCTTCTGGGTCGAAAGAGATGTTAGGTTCGTATCCCTTATCAATTTTACCCATTAAGTTCTTAATATATTCGTGACTATCTATACCGCGCAAGTTTCCTTCTTCATCTAATAAAGCTGATTTTAATGCGGGGTGACTGTAATGAAATATAGTCATATTATACATTTCATAATCAACAGGTTTATTTTGAGTGCCTTCTTCTTTATTTATGATGTGCCAAGTTTCTAGCCACTCTTTCTCCCACTCTTGTCCTTTAATATCAGTAAAATAAGATTCGTATTCTATTTCTGCAACTTTAAAACGCATTTTTTCTGATACGACATAGTATAGTTCTAATGTGCTTTGATTGAGTTCGTATTTGCTTTGGTCTTCGCCATAGCTACGGCAAACTAATTCATCTGCCCAATTAGAATCGTACTGCAAAACCTTCCTATCGTCTTTCCAACAAGGGAGAGGAAAGGTTTCTTCGTGTTTGAAGCTACCAGTTATTGTTCGCATTGACTTTAGTATTTGCCTGTGAACATCGTGTAGATAATTGCGTCTGCATCTTTAGACGCTTGGTGAGCGGCCCAGTCGGCAATTTCAGCATCTTTTCTATTTGCATAAACGTGCCTACCATTCTCATCCACTTCAAAGTTTTCAGTAATAACTTTCTGCTTCCAAGGGGCCATTTTACTTACAACTTCATTCCAGCACTTTTCATAGACTAATGCTATTTTCTTTTTTGTGTTTCTGGGTGTCTTGCTCATAGTCATGCTCCTAATATATCATACTTTTTGTATGAAGTCAAGTCTAAAATAGATTACACTAATTTTAATGAGCTTTTTTAATCACTTTTTCATTTTAACGAGCTTTAAATCACCGTGAGATTTCTTATAGAATTTTATATACTCAAGAGCATCCGATTTGTCATTTCCCGTGTATAGGTGCATGGTTCCATCTCCATCTGGCCCACCTAAATGGACTTGGTATTCGTAATCGGGTGTTGAACATCCCGCCAATATTAATAGAGCTAAATATTTTTTCATTATTTATTCTTTCGGTTTAATCTTTTTGCTTCTCTCGCTACTTCTCTTTTTCTTAATCGGCGCATAAATCTGGACTCATTCATCATCGGCTGCAAAAAGCCCCTGCTTGCGCCTTGGTGTCCAAGCCGATGTTTGCCATCACCGTTATCGCTTCTTAAAAAAGTTTCTTCTTTTGTTCCTTGACGAACTCCTCGTATTCCCTTGCTTGGCATCTTAACATTCCTCCTTTATTGTATAGTCTTTTATTGTCGTGCTTTTGTAGGCGTAATTGTCATCTACAAAAAGTAAATCAATAGTTTCTTGGTCGCTTTTATTTGTCGAGCATCCAACAAATAGTCCAATAATAATTAATATAATATATTTCATTTAATGTATCCAATCTAATACTTGCTCATGTACCCATTCAGAGTCAAGATTATCTAATTCATCCTTCGTTAAATCTCTGTATTTGCCATCTTCGTATTCGTATTTGGCAGCGACAACGTAAGCGTCTGTGAAACGCCATGCGTCATTGTAATTGACACCTTCAATTTCAAGGTCTGTTATTTTACTATAATCTAATTTCATTTCAACTCCAATCCCATTTTAGATAATGCTTCTGTCCAGATTTTTTTCTGGGCTTCCATAATATCATCTGCAATTTGTTCTCTTGCAAAGTCAGAGGTTAGGTTTGCTTGTTTCAACCCATAGGATTGTAACACTTTCATTATGGCTTCTTTTTCTTTGGTCATTTTAATTCTCCAATTTTAACTCAATTCGTGTTGAAAGCATTCTACTTCACCACTTCCGTCTTTCATCTTTAGAATGTAAATTTTATGCTTACCATTTCTCCCGTGCTTATCAACTATCGTGCCGTAACCAGAGCAAACACCTTCGTCTGGGTCATTCCAATATGCTTCATCTCCAATTTTATACTTCATTTAGTCCTCCAATCCCTTTTCAAGTTCAATAACCGCTTCTACAAGTTGGTCATGTCTCAATAGTAATTTAGTTATTTCTTTTCGCATTAATTCTACTGCAACCCTTTTTGCTTCTGTCTCGTCCATCATTTAGTCCTCCATTACATCGTTGCAATAATCTTGCATTTGCCAAACTGCTGCTAGGATTTTCTCTTTCCTATCGTTTTGGGGTGCAAGAATATCCGAACTGTGTTCTGCCGCCTCTAATACTATTTCCATTGCTTCTTTGTTAGTCATTCGCTGCCTCCAGTGTTTTCTTTACTTTAGTATATGCTTTGTGAACATCTTCAAAGGTTAGTTCTTCGCTTAATTCACCGCTCAAGCTGGCTCCAGCTTTATAATCCAAGCCGAACGACGCTCGCATCGTAGTCGCCGCGAGGATGTCATTCCCGCTCCAATCTTTTACGGTTTTACCCTTTCCTCGGATATGTACCGTGACCCAAGGACTAGGGTGGGCAACTTGTTGTAATCTTACCGTAGCAAATCCCGCTGGGAATTTGTCTGTGGTTGTGCGCTTAATAACATCATTAGAATCAATGATACCATCTGCGGCCATTTGTTTTACTCTACTATTTGATTCCCATTTAACTTTCATAATTTATCCTATTGCTAAACTTAATTCGCATTTGTCTTTGAGAAGGTCGGAGCCGTGAAGCTCGCAATCTTCTATTCTCGTTGGAAAGAGTTTCTTGAGTTCTTCAGAGGTCGCAAAGCATTCGTGACCATAAGAATCTTCAAACCAAACTCCATTGTCTGTTTCTTCGATTAACTTCATGTTCTTACTATACCACCTTTTTTAAGAAATGTCAAGTGCTAAAATTGCATCGTCTTTGGACTTGAGTTCGATGTCGTAGTCAACGGGGAAGGACATACCGTAGTCATCTGGCTTGGACACTGGCATATCTGCATGGCTACGGGGATTGGACTTGTCTGGATGCGACTCTGAATAATGGAACAGAGGCTTGAAATAACCCGTGCGATGCCAAGTCCGATAACACAACTTGAATGCTGATTCAGCAGTAAGGCCGTCAGGTAAACATTTGTGATGCAAATTGTCGTAAGTAATTGGAATATTGAAATGCTTTGCAAGTAACTTGGGAGTCCAAATACCCTTGTCCTCGTTCTCTACAACAAGGCGAGACTGAACTGATTCGTCACACTTGGCAAGGTTAGACATGAAACGTGCAGCAATGTCAGCAGGGTCGCCCTTGGTGTTGTTGACATGGATATTGATGGGCGCACGATAGTCGCGGGCCGCACCAAGCATATCCATGAGCCAACCGTGATGATTGAGTTCTTTGATGGTTTTGGCGACATTGTGTTTGCCCTCGCTTGCAAGAACATTGAACTGGTCAGGATGACAAGAAACGCGAACGCCCTTGCTCTTGATGATGTAAGCGCAATCTGCAAGCGTAGCCATGATGTCAGCATAGTCGGGGTAATCCTCTAGCTTGAGTTCTGCTACATCGTATGTAAGCAATGGAAACAAATTGGAGCTAACACGATAACCCCAGCCACTAAAATAACATTGCTCGATAATCTTACGGGTAACACGCAGGTTATTGAGGGTGCGCTCTGAAACGGTGGCAATAGCCTCTTCGCGAGGTAGCTTGGAAAACCGCGCCCAAGTCATTGTCTGAAACTTACTACCCTCGGCGGCAAGGGTATTTGAAATACAGCAGAGATTGTACGACATGAAATAACACTAGCACGTTTTTTAAGAAATGTCAAGTGCTAATTTAATTCTTGACTTATTTTAAAAAATGTAGTAGTATTAATTCTTTGGGCGAGTAGCTCAGTTGGATAGAGCAACGGTCTTCTAAACCGTGGGTCGCGGGTTCAAGTCCCGCCTTGCCTACCATGACATTTATTAAGCCTCTAATATTTCTTTTATGAAATCTTCCATATTTACTTCTTCATTCTGGCCATGCTCGTCCTCAGAGAAAAATTCAGAAGGTTGAAAGTCTAACTGTAATTCAGTCTCTTCTGTCAAAATATAAAAAACTAGCCCCTCATCTTGAATTTCGCTTTCTTTAACTACTTTATTTAAGTTGTCAAAAAAACACTCATGGCAGAGGACAGAGTAAGAGTATTCTACTTCGGTTGAATAAGTATTAAAGTAAATAAGTTTATGATTGTCAATTAATTTTTTGTAAGAGCCGTGGGAGTAGGAGAGGTCACAACAATCACATTTAATTTTTGAACGTGGTTTTTTAACATCTGGATAGCTAACTTCACCGACAATCATCAAAAATACTTACACTCTTATTTGGCCTTTTGGCATTAGTAAATCTTACTATCAAAACTCCAACGTGTATCGTCTTTATTTGCCTCTTTTTTATCCACTATTTCGTATTTAAGTATAGAATCTTTGCACATTGATTTAAATGTATTATCATCCATATAATAGACATTCTCATCGCCTCGGCTACCTGTGACTATAACTTTATATAGCATCCTGTTTTAATGCTTTATAATTCCTACGCAAAGAACCAAGCACATCTTCTGCTGCTGCTAGGTTTTCCATTTGTTTTGACATTTCCTCTACCACTTGAGGATGTTCGCCAATACCAACAGAGTCGCTTAAATAAACTTCTAATGTAGCTAATGCTTCAGCACGTTGGCCTTCGTATTTTTTTTCGAGGGCATCTAATAATAATAATCTTTTACTCATTTCTTAAAAAACTTTCAATTATTTTTTGGTTTCGGGGGGGGTTGTTTTTTTGTATGTTTTAAATCAAAAAGTTCATCGTTAACTTTAATAATCTCATTTTTATAGTAGTTGCTAATTACTTGTATTTGCTGTTCTAGTTGATAGTTAGATGTCTGGCTCCCTTCGTACATCGCTTTCCAATGGTCAACAGCCTGTTCTAATAGCGTAATCTTTTGTGCTAGTAACGCATTTAATTCGACGTATCTTACGGTTCTTTTATTGTGCATTTCAAGAACGCTGTCGATTTCTTTGTCATGCTGATAAAGAAAATAGAATTGGTAACAGTACGCACACATCATAGTGATAGCTGCGAACAAGAAGAATCTCTCTTGCATTGTATATTTAGTCATTTTTATTTTTGAGTTCTTTTTTAAGTTTAATTATTTCTCTTCGCAAATTCTTTTCACACATCAATGCCCTGTAATATCGCTTTGCAATATCTTCACTGTAAGGCAAGAAATCTTCTTCAAAGCTCACCATACCGTCGCTCTCAAGAGATTTAATAAACATCATACTTTGGTTGTAGTTACCTGTAAAGGCTACCTCGCCATCCACCTCGACACAATAATGTGAGGGTGGGCCGTCATGCTTCCAATACTTCTTCGTGACGCATTTATTTGGCATTTTTACATTCCTAATCCGTTGAGAAACCTATCGTCAATTCCCATTCCCCACAACTTGCGTTTGTCTACTTTTGATACAGATAACACTAAAAAGGTATCGTCACTTCGGTGCGCCCATTGCATCTTTTCTAAATCTAAATCATCCATATTTGCTAAACCAGTATTACTTATCTCACTTTTTATTCTATTTATTATTGAGCTTCTAAATTGTTTAGCAGTTTGTGCTTTACCCACTGGTACTATCACGCGGGGTACTTTAAGTTGCTCTACATCTTCGTCTGTAAGAAAAGACTTAAATAAAACTACATATTTGTAAAAATTACCTCCATTTTTTAGAACAAATTCTCCTGAAATTAATTTTCCATCTATTTTATTGTTCTCTGTATTCCACCTCAGTAAGAGCGTCCTAGATAGATTTACATGGTCTTTTTCCCATTCCCACCAAAAATAATGTTCATTATGAACGGAGTCTTCTGACAAATCCTCGCAAACAAGACTGTTGTATTCACATATAAGCTGCTGCGCCTCATACTCTAATTCGTCGTGTCGTTCGGGGTCTTCATGTAGAATTTGCGTGGAACACCATTCATCCTCCCCTTTTAAATCTATATTAGAGTATCGTGATTCAACATAGCCCTCAATGATGTCATACCATTCAGGAGAGCCTTCTCCCCCACCTACAAAGCAAGTTGCATTAATGCCCATGTTTTCTAGCTCTTCGATTCTTTTGTGCTGGGCGTTTATATAATCTGAAGATTTAGGGTTAAAATAAGCTGGTATTGCTTTACCGTCATTGCGTTTAAACTCGTATGTAGCTGTTTGGCATTTTTCACATACCGGATTCACAACGTCTTCGCATACTGCATTACAGTAAACGCAATGAAGTTTATGCTCAAGTACCATTTTAAACTTCATTTTTACTTCCCTCGGCTTTAACCCGCCATGCGTGGGCTGACCGTTAGTCATATTGTGTGAATAAAAGGGGGCGCGAATCTGCTTATTTTCAGCAGTTTTAAGCGCATGGCTAGTAAAAATCAATGTTAGCTGCTTATTTTCAGCGCGAAAATTGGGCTTGCCGTCATTGATATTAAATCTGAGTTTATTTTCTTTCGACATTGGATTTTTCTTTCAGGTATTTTTTTCTACTAATACCCAAACCTTTAAGAACTTTAGCTCTAATCTGGTCGGACGTTTTATTTGGCACAAATCGTTTCGCAATTTCTTTTGGACTTAACTTGCCACCATACTCTACCAACAGGTCTAATTCTTCATCAGTCCACATAGACTTGGTAATTCGCATTCTTCTGAGCTTGTCTTTTATCTGTGGTACAGACCTATTTGGTAAAAAGTCACTTGCAATTTGCTTTGCAGTATGATTTTTATATTTAGAAGTTAAAATTTTTGTTTCTTCTGGAGTCCAAAACCTCGGATGGGTTAAGGCTTTTTTAATTTTGAGACTGAGGCGGCGATGTTGAACTGCGTATTCTGTCCTGCCTAATGCTTTAGCTATTTGTTTGTCTGTATTGGTTTTGTAATATTTCTTAATGACATCATCTTCCGATTTTTTCCAATCGTCATTTCTGCCAAACTTATTTCTCCATGATTTAGTAGCCATCTACGAATATATTAGCACATTTTTTATTTAAAGTCAAGCTATTTCCCCACTTGCATTTTTTGGTAGCGGCGAATGATTCTCCGCACGGAATTTCTGCACCATTTCTTGCCCGTCTTGCTGGGAATATTTTTACTGTTTAGCATTTGCTTTATTGCTTCGTAAGTCCAACCTTGTTCCCGATAGTGAAGTAAACGGGATATTACCTCCTGTTCTTTCTTAACTTTGACTAGCTTTCCTGTGGCTTTGATAAGGCGAAAACCATAAGGTACTGTACCTCCGGTCTTAAAGCCATTAGCCTTTTTGAGAGCAAGGGCTTCACGAGTTAACTTACTAATAGTTGTCTCTTTTCTATCGTGAACTTTTGAATGGCAAGATGAACATAAAGGGATTGTTCTGGTTCCGCCTAGAACCTGTGGTACAACATGGTGATGTTCTATATTTTTAGTGGAATCACATTCAAAGCATTTTATTTGCTTTTTATTTTTCATTCGTCAACCAACTGCTACTTTGTATCTTGTCTCCAAGACCGTAGACAGACTTAATTCCTATTTTTTTACAAATCTTGTGTTCAGGCGTGTCGTCGCCGTTCGTTCTGTCTCCTCCATTACAGAAGAATAACTCATAATCATCTGATGAAGCCTTTTTAAGTTTTTGTAAAGTCTTACAAACCGTTTGGTCTTTATCAATACAGGTAACAACTACATCAACTACGCGCAAACTTTTAACTATCTTTTTTCTTTCATCGAAAGGCATAAAGGGCTTACCCTTTTTATTTGTTAAAAATTCATCAGTATTTAAAATTACCCAAAGCTCATCTGAAATTTCTCTGGCTCTTTCAAAAAGTTCTATGTGACCAACGTGTATGGGGTCAAAGCCGCCGCTTACAATGCTTATTTTCATGTAGACCAACTAATATATCCGTATATATTTAATAAAGCAATCCCAAATGATAACATCGCGGGTGGATAAGTTTTCTTCAAACAGCAATAAGTTCCCATTAAAATATTACCAAAAAACCAAACCGGAAAACAACTAATCATTTGGTTTGCATTGAGATAATAGCCGATGACAATGAAAACCATACTGCCCCAGCCAATAAACTCAGAGTAATCTTTGGCTTTCTGGGCTATCTGGGAAACATTTTTTTTCAACTTCATAGCAATATTTTAAGAGCTTTTTATCTATGTCTAAAAGTTTTCTAACGTAATCTATTTTAAAATTTTTGAGTTTAAAGCAATCTGCTTTTGACAGGTCTGCCGAGCATTGACTACCAGCCATTACTCCCATATTAAAAACAAATCTTTCTTGTTCCCCAAAGCTATAACCTTCGGGAAATAAATATTTAGCACAAAACATATAAAGATTACGCCGCCAACGCCACATCTTTTTTGTGCTTCCCATCGTGAAGCCTATGACAAACGCCTCATCTTTTACTCTGAGTCCTCTACCAAGAAGCAAATGAATGCTGTCATGGTTATAAAGAGAAACATTACCAGCAAATAAACCAATATCATATTTAGGGTTCTCTACAAGTTTTATAATAAGCGGAACATCCTCCGCTTCTAACTTGAATCCCCCCATCGAATCCAAACCGTCTTTTAGTGTTAAGCCTGTTGTGCTTAACGGTATGTGCCATTCGTTTATTTGGCGTTCAGTGTTAAGTTTATGGTCATAAGGCGTTGCCATTTTTAAGTTCCTCTTCTAAAGCCCCTGCATACATCTGCCACCAAATAGATTCTGCGCGTGGATGTGGGTGAGGTGGATAAGAAAATTCTTTAGGGTATGGTTTCCAAGGTTGCCAATCCATTTGTGTGTAGTGCAGTAAACAAGTTTTTTCTCTATCGTAAGGTTCACAAACAAATTTATTTTTTTGGTCGCTTGCTATACCTCCATCATTGCAGCACCATTTGTGAGGTAATGGATGCCAATATTTTGAAAGCCTACCTGAGAAATGGCCTATATGCTCTCCATTCTCATTCTTTTTCATCTCTTCCAAAGAGGGCCAATGGGGTAAACTTTTAAACCTTTCGCATTCGTAAACAATAACATCTGTTCTTTTAGTGTCCAAAGAAGTCCAAACTTTTCCCTCTGGAATTTCTATATTAAATAAATCCTTCGGGTCTTTAAGAAATATTTGGTCTACGTCTAAATATATGGCGCGACCTTTAAACCCGTGAACTTCTGGTATTGCAAACCTAAAGTGAGAAAACTTTGTGTACCAATCTTTTTTATTCCAGCCTTGCCAATTCTCAGCACCTCTGGCTGTATCCATCCACTCTATAACATAAGGAACTGAGCAGTATTTTTTAATGCTATACTCTAATGCTTTTTCCGCTTTGCTATTGGCCCCGCCATCAGTACCAACGTAAATGTAAACAGTTTCTTCGCTCATAGAATATTATTTCTAATATGTATTCCTTTGTCGTGTTCTATATATTCCGAAAGTTCAGAAAAAGGTATTATCTGATTATTTGTCGCATGACCATTTGAATTTGTATGTTTATTTGCACTTTTACCCTCGGCAAAATCATGAAACCATTCTTCTGGGCAAGCCTCCGCCAACTTAGTCATCAAATAACCATCATCCCATCTAGTGTGAGTTTTAAAATTGCCAGACAAAAATAAATCCATAAAATAGCCATAGAATTTTTGGGGTTTGAGGCTATTGGTATCTATCACGATAAAACCAGAATCAATCGCTGGCCTATCACCTCTCATAAATCCTATTGGTTTGCCACCCATAAGGCTACGCAACGTATCATCTCCAAAGGGTTTTTTTATTCTTATGTCGCTATCTACAAATATTAAATAGCCCCCAAACTGTTCGCCATACTCTTTTATGCAAATCGCATGGTGCGCCATTGCTACTTTTTTAAACCATCCAAACCAGCGTTTGTTCCAAAATTCCTCTCCTGATACTTTGTCTGCGTCACCTCCGAAAGATTTATGAATTACATCTTTATTGGCTTCAAAAACTTTTTTTACATTCATCAATGTGGCGGTGTTTATTGAAGAAACCCACTTGTCGCAGTCTTTACTAACAAAGTCAACGTAAGTTACAACGCCAGCAAAAGGTAGGTTTTTTCTAATGCTTTTTATTAAACCTCTACCTGAAAATTGGTACTGTTTATCATTGAATGTGCTAAATATTGTCATTTTAAGTGTTCCCAAGTTTTACCTGAGCGCATCTCCTTTAAAGTCCACTGACTATAAGCTAAATCATAAGCCCACTGTTGTCTATCATATAATTCTGGGTGTTCTAAATCAACAATTTTATTTGAAACAAACCAAGCCATTGACCCATTATTCCAAGCAAAGATAGGAATACCCTCAATAATTGCCTCAACCAAGGAGTTAGAGTTATAACCCACTGCCGCCCAGCAATTTTCCAAATCTTCTTTCAGAGTTTTTTTATTTGAAATAGTCACCCCAGTTAACGATTCATAAAAGTTGTCTCCAGCAAGAGGGTGTGGTCTAAAAATGATAGGTCTTTCGCTGTACCTTTTAATTTCATTTACAATAAACTGACACCACGTTTTGTAATCTATATGCTGAACTGATGTATCCCAAGGCACTTGCCCGCAAATTAATATGTGGTTGCCTTTAGTTCTATAATCTTTTAACTCTACCCCCAGTGCCTCCCACCTGTCTTTAGGCATACCCACATTCTTAAAGTCAGCCCAGCCATTTTGAGAACCATACCCAACTGAAAAATATTTATCTCTTTTTATATAACCCTTTTCAATTACTATAGTTTTTTTATTTTTTAATTTTTGTTCAACGGCTAGTATGTCTCTTATTTTAGTCCATTTAAATTTCTTTTTATATATCCCCCAAGAAACCGCTATGTCACATTCTTTAAGTTTACAATCGTATTCAATAAAAGAATTTTCATATTTTGAAACACCCCTATACATAGCTTTTAAAGCTAGTCTATGTTCATCCTGTTGATTAGGAGTATAAAAGAATCCGACTGTTTTCATTAGTCGGTGGGCTTGCCTTGGAAGTCTGATGGGTTTAGCTCGTGAAATTGCCAATCTGTTTTTTGAGACTCGCTACCATCTCCATCTTTTTGGGAGTTTCCTTCTTCACCTTTCGGGCCGTTTTTCGGCTCCCCTCTTTTAAGTTTACCCAATGTGGGCTGACCTTTCTTGAGTTTTGGTATTAAACTTTTTTCAAGTTTTTCGTGCAATTCCCTATTATAATCTAGTGAAAATAATCTAGGTTCTATACCTTCGTTTGCATAGCCAAAAAACCTACCAATAGTATTAGCTTTATGTTCCTCGGCAGTTTCTAAAAGAACGTAAATCTTTCCGTCAAATTCTTTTAACTTATTTGGCTCTTTTATAATTACCCAATGAATCAACACCTTTTCAGGCATATCATCTTGAAGCGCGGGCCAACCTAAAAAGGTATGAATTGTAGTCCAGAATATAACTGTAAAAGCGCAGAAAGTTGCGATACAGGCTGTCTTTATATACCACTTAACATTTGATTCGGTAAGTATCCAGAAGCTCAAGCCTCCAAATATTAATAATAAAATTGGTAATGCTATATTCATTTCTTGTTCTCCATTATCCAATGATACAAGGTGCTACTTCCATGTCCGTAACCATAAGGTAGCGGGCGATAATCCTTTGTCTGCATCTCTGGCGGCTTTCCCCACTTGGCAGGGAAAGGTTTGCCACTTGGACTATAATATGTAGTTGGCTCGCAGTCTAAACAGCAGCACCCAACTAAATAAAAACTCATTATTAATATGGTATTTTTAAGCATCATCAGATTCAAATAATTTTTGCAATCTTCATCTTGCATGGTTGACCTTCATTCCCAACCTAGAGACACTAATAAATGCCAGCAAACGCTCCCAACTTTTCTCTACATTATCATCCGTGTTCATATTTACGTCAGGATTCCCTATTTCAAAATTTTCAACGTGATACTCTTTTCTTAACACCCTGTTAGACTGCAACAAAATTTCAATTACCTGACCCATGTTGTGTTGTTTTAGTTCCGCCCTTAAATGCTGATAAGGGTTTACTAAACTCATAATTACATGTCCATCGGGGTTAGTTTTTTTATTTAAATAGGTTGCAACGGCATTTGCATTTCTAATATTTAGCTCACGACCATCCTTGCCGTAATTCAAATTTGAAAACATTGCCCTAAACTCGTCGCCGTCTATAACAAAAGGGGTTTCAAAATGTTCTGCAAGCAAATTTCCTAAAGTAGTTTTGCCAGAAGCGGGCTGACCATATAAAACATAAATCATTTCTTATCTTAAGGAGTTTACTAATTTTGCGGGCAACTCATTAGTTTCTAAAACATTTCCAAGGTCATCTGTTTTAAATCTAAAAGCAGTCTTTTCCTGTCCGGTAGATTCAAACATTATTTCTTTTTTAACAATCTCTTTGTAGGGTTTTACTTTTATTAAAGTAATAGTAGCCTTAACAGGTGCGTCATCCATTTTTGAATAAACGTGGACAGTAACTATGTTTTCTCCTTGTATGACACCTCTAAAAGAAACAACCTCTTCATTGTAATTTACAACAGTTCCCGCCACGCCTTGTCCTAAACTGTTATTTCTACTTTTACCTAAAGCATCATGGTCTAAGCTAATTAAACTTCCATCTCCACCTTCCCTATTATTAAAGCTGACTATATGACCTGATGCAGCTTTAACATAAATATCTAAATCATCATTACTTTCCCCATCCCAAGTTAAGACAACCTCATAAATAACATTGGGTGGCCTAGCCTTAGTCTTTTCCTCCTCGGTTTTTAAAAGAAATAAAATTGCCACCAACATCAGAAGGCAACAAAACAATACATCAATAAACGGCCTAAATGAAAAGAACCTCCTCATCCGTCATCACCTATCGCCTCTACTGGACAGTTTTCCAAAGCCTCTGCACAAAGGTCTGCTTCACCCTGCTCTTCAGGCTGCTTGTAAACGTAAGAATAGCCATCCTCATGGTTGGTGAAGTTGTCTGGTGCTAGTTCACGGCATAAATTACAATCAATACACTCAGTATCGACATAGAACTTACCAGCTACATTATCTTCGTATTTATCTTCTTTAGCTGCCATTTGAATTTTCCTCTAACTTAAACTTTAATATCATAAGTTGAACTTGCAAGGGTAAACTAAAAATAATGCCACAAATTGTTGTGTAAAAGGCGGTATTTAACCCCTCTTTCAGCCCCGCAACGATTTCAGAAGTAGGCATGGAACTGTCCAAGCTACCTTTTGTTGCTATCACCAAACCAATAATTGTACCTAAAAGTCCCAAAGAAAAGAAATGCTCCGCCGTAAACCAGCCCATGTCTGCCCTTTTTGTTAAATAAGTTACAGCCTCTTTCTTCTTTCTTTTATTTATCTTATCTGATAAGAAACATAACCTTCCAACATATAAAGACATAATTACATATAAAGACATAATTAGAATTGAAAGATGAGAAAGGTCGTTTGTTATTATTTCGCTGATTATTTTATTTTGCTCTGCAAAGAATATAGCAGTAGCTACAATAGCATTTAAAAGGAACCATTTGGTAAAAGTGTTCATGGTATTTCTTTATTATTTACACCATTCTTTTACAATATTTTTAATTACAAAGGCTAAATTCTTCCATTCTTTAAGTCTCCGTAGAGTATAGGGGAGCCAATTTTCGCCAAAAGGCACATATATTCTAACTTTATGACCTTTATTTTTGTAATTTTCCTGCAAATCTCTTCTTATTCCGTATAAAAATTCGTAGTCAAAAAACTTGGGATTCGGGATTAGCTCCTCTATATCTTCTAACAACTCTTCGTCATGGGTAGCTATGGCTGGTTTATTTGCCTTATTTGCGTACAAACTTGCAGCATAGTTATAAAAACAGCCACTAATATCAAAATAGTGTTGGTAAGCTATTTTTTCACTCTCCTTGTACGCCCCTTTAACCAAGCGAACCGATATGTTACTTTTTATAAGTTTTTGCAGGTCAACTGCGGTTCTTAAAAGGTTGGCTTGAATGGCAACGCCAACATTTCCGAACCTTTTATTTAAAAGGATGGCTAAGTCTATGGTTATATCGGTCACACGCGAATCTTCCATATCTAAACGAATTGTATGGCCTTTTTTATTTGCAAGTTTTGCTATGAAGGCCATGAGGCCAATAGCCATTTTCGGATTTATATGTACGCCTAATTGTGAAGGCTTTATAGATATATCAATTTTTTCATTTGAAAAAGAATTTATAATTCTTATGTATTGATGTTTCGCTTTGTAACAGTCTAACGAGTTTTTACTTTCTTCCCCCACATAATCAACAGACACTTCGTAACCATCTTCAATCAGTTTATTTATTACTGGCTTGGCCGATTCAAGGGTGTGACCAGCAATAAACCTCTTTGCCAGTGGATACAAAAATCTCATTTTAATTGATTCCTCAAGTAAAGATTGTAAACTAAAATTCCAATAGCAATATCTTCTAGTGATACTCCAGTAGAATCAAAGACAGATACTCCCGCCTCTAAACTAATTTGCTTGTTGTTTTTAATAACGTGTCGCAAAGACCAAGTGTTCAAGTCTTGCCCAAATCTATATTGCAATTCTCCAGAATGAAACGCTTGAGCAGGGTCATCACATATTATATTTGAAGCTCCAGCAATTACATTTTTCATAAGTTCCCTTTTTCCTACTGCATCTGCACCTACTGCATTAACATGACAGTTATCTTTTAGGTAATTAAAATCTAAATATGGCTCTGTAGATGGAGTAAGTGTTGTTACCAAGTCTGCTTGCCTGACAGCTTCTTTTACGTTTGATGGGTATTTAATTACATTTAAACTTTTTGGAATCTTATCAGCAAGTTTTTGAATTGCTTCTTCGTTTTTATCGTAAAGAGAAACTGTTTTAATATCTGGGAAAACGCTCCTGTAAGCTAAAAAATGATAGTAAGCCTGAAGGCCGCAGCCGACAAATGCAATTTCTCTTATATTATTTGGCAAACAATACTTAGCAGCTATGGCCGAGGTGGCCGCAGTTCTATAAGCAGTAAGGGTGGTGCAATCCATAGCCATTAATGGCTGACCCGTCTCTCTATCGTTAAGAAGAAGTGTTCCTAGTGTTGTTGGTAAAGAGTTAACTAAATGATTGTTTGGATAAACCCCAATCCATTTTAAGCAAGCATAATCTCCTAAAGCCGCTGGCATTGCACGAAAATCTCCTTGTGTGTGAGTATCTAGGTAAATCTTGGGAACCATCTTTGCAGACTCATCTAGGAAAGCGCTTTCGATAGAAGGTATTATTTTACCCCACTCTTTGTCGAGTAAGTGTGCAACTCCCAAGTCGTTTAATTGCTTCACGATTTGTACCTCTTATAGCCCCACCAACTATTTCTTAATTTAAATTCTAAATTGGTGGCTTCGGCCCACTTTCCCTCTGTTTTAAGTAATCTAACTTTATTTTCTGTAGCTCTAATTTTGCGCGTAAAATATTTTCGCAGCCAGTATGCGGGAACCCAAGGGGGTAAATAATTTTCTTCACTCATTTTGCCAGTGCCTATTAATATTATTTACACTTGCATTTCCTAAATGCCACACCTGACAATTGAATTTCCCTAATTCGGGCCAATCCATTACATTTTGTATTAAAAATACGTTATTTAACTTTTCATTATCGTATACATGAGTATAGATGCACTCCATTTTGCATTCGGAGTCTTCTAATACTTTAACAATAATTGAAGGCTCTATATTTAAAAAGCCACCGAAAACTCTTGCAACAAATTTATCAGAATATTTTGGGCCTTTAACGAATTTTATTTGCTGCAAATCAGAACCTTTAGCAGCGGTTCCATTACACACTAAGATAGGGGAAAATTTATTATGAAATGAATCAAACTTTTCAAAAAACAAATCAGTTACGTCACCGTTGAATATGTAAGTTTGTTTGTTCACGAATCCTTCTGGCTCTTTCACAAGCGAGACTTTTTTTGAGTCTTTTATTTTCAGACTCTAAAGAATTTATTTTAGACTTAATCTTTCTGTCCATTGTGGTACGCTTGCGCTTCATCATAGTCTGTATAGTCTCTTCTGGTTGTGTATGTTTTACCCCTGAGAGGCTTGCCTTTGTAATAAAGCTCTCTTTGCCTTGCACTACTTAACCATTCAAAAGTTTCTGTTCTTGGTCGTATGCAAGCATCCTTTTCTTTTTGCCTCTCTTGGCACTTGGTATAATTCTCCTCGGCTTCAATATGTTCTAGATAAATTTCAAATATTTTATCTACGCGATTTTTATTTGGAGCCAACCACCAAGTAAGTTTAAATAAAATTTTAAATAAAAAGACTCTCATACCCCACCACTTTCCCACTCTGATGAAACATCTTCTTCGTCGCTCCCCTCTCCATAAGCGTAATCTAAAAATTGCCTAGTAATTATTTCAACTGGATACAACCCGCCCTCTATTTCTGTTCTAAATTCGGCGGCGCACCTTTCGGCAGCATCCCTTTCTTTAAAGAATCCTGCGCTACGTCCTCTATGGGTAATCTCATAAAATACTTCTTTTTTCACATTATGCGCTTTCTATTTTATTAAAATCAGAATATGGCGGCTTGGCTTGCCATTGAACCTGCCTACCATTTTCATTATACCAATGGTGGGCAATGTGTATCTCCACTTCTTTTGTAGGCTTGAACCGATACGCTCCAGCGACAAGCTGGGGGCTGTCGTTTGTATCGTTTTCAGACCTAATTACATGATAGACATCATAAATAGAATCTATCACATCGGTGTCATCTCTATCTCTGATATGGGAATCAATAAAGTTTTCCGCCGCTTCCAAAGACGGAAAGTGCAATTTTCCGCCATCCATGAAGCCATGATAAACAGTCTCTTGCTCCTGTTCAAAAGTCATGTACTCTCTTTCGGGTGCGAAAGAATCAGAAGTGTTTTTACTAAAGACCCACTGGCCCTGCCCACGCTCGTAACAATAAACCCTGTAATTCCAATTAAAGCCAACCTCTCCGGTTTCCCCCTCGTGCCCCTTCGGGTCTTGCTCCCCCTCTTCGTATTGACAAGTCACCGTCCAAGTGGTTAAAGCTCCCATAACAGAGGCCCCTTTAATAAAATCCCTTCTATTCATTACTAATATTATATTTGGGTTTTTTTAGAAAGTCAAAATAAAAAAGCATCGTTAGTATCTGGAGGGAAGAAAACAATGAAAACCTCCTGAGAAATCTAACGATAACTTTTAGGTTTACTGAGTGTTCAATGCGGGTGGAAGACCTAATTACCCAGAGTATTGAAGCAATTAGGAAAAGTACCCTGTCCGTAGCTCTCTTACGGCTCTATTCTCAGAAATTAATGGGAAGGAGGGTTCTCATTTACCTCCATCGTTTTGGGGTCACAGCTTGAGTTTCAAGTCAAAACCCTACTTTGAGCCAACCCTCATCAGCCCCCAGACTTGGTATGTCCTGCTAATGAGCATTGCACGTTAACTGCCGCGACAGCAGTTTATTCCGTCATTCCCTTTGCCGCTCCGTCGAGCAGCAAAATTATTTTAAAGAACAAAAATCTTAGAGTCTTCTAAGAAAAGTTTTAAATGATATTGCTTGGGGAGTGCTTTCTTAGTTCTTGAATCAAAGAACCTAAAGCCATTTTCCTTGCAATTATCTACATACACTTGCTGTTTCCATTTTGGTCTTGGAGTCTTCTTTTGCTCCAAGGCGTTGACCTCATCTAAGTCTACAGCCCCTTTTAGCCATCCGCCTTTTTCAAAGGAGCTGAAGGTCATACTAAAAGCGTGACTCTTCTTTAGTCTATGCTTGTTTCCGCGATAGCTTTCCTTAAAGCCCTTAATTTGTATGGACTTTTTCTTCGGGATGTATTTTGCTATTACGTTCACTGTACAATTACTATATCACATTTTTGATTCGGAGTCAAGCTTTAATTGCTTCTGGTGTTCATTTTGTGAATGTTCCAGAAACCAAGAATACTTGGAACCCACAGGCCAACATAAATGCCCGCCTCTTTTGAACCGTTAAACCAGAGTAAAACACTGGCGGTTAAACTTGCAATACTTGCTACGAGATAAACTACATCTAATTTGTTCATGGTGATATTACTATATCAGAGTTTTGATTCGGTGTCAAGAACTTTTTAGTTATTATTTATACTTTTGAAGTTTTGAAAGAGATATTATAATTATAGCGAGGGACATCTGGAAATCGGCCAGCCGAAGGGTCATCAGACTTGAAGCCAGCAATTTCCGCAGCTTTTATAAAAGAATGTTCATGTATATAACTACCCATGCGACCATCGCGGCGGCTCCACCATTCTACTTGATGTTTTAAACCATAAGAGGTTATTTTACGATTGAATCCTTTTGTTTTTTTTGTCATTGATTCCATCCACTTCAAGCAGACTTCTACTTCTTTTTCTTTGTAATTTAATTTATTCATTCTAAGATTTAGAATAACAGGATTTTGATTCGGGGTCAAGAACTTTTTTTTACCAAAATGGGCCATACTCACCCCAAAAAGAATCCCCCGTTAGAACGCACCATATCATCCGCCCCCCTAAATAAACAATAGCACCTATAACGGGTAAGGCTGGTATTAAGATGCTAATACCAATGACAACGAGAGTAATAATAAGAATTGCTGATAGAATATCTTTAAGCATGAAGTTTAACAACCTCGTCAATATTTTTAGCTCTATTTAAAACTATAAACTTATAGTCATCAAAATCAAATTTTGAATTTAACATTTCAACGGCTTTATCAATATCTAATTCTCCGCAAGTGTAAAAATCAAACTGTATTAGCGCGGGGTCTTGCTCGTCCCATATATGAAATGCCATGTGGCTTGTTTTAAGTAAGCAACAGGCAGTCACGCCTTTATTTCCCTCGTCCTCTACATAAGAAACTACAGGCTTGGATGCAAGCTGCATGCCATTGCCCATAATAAAATCTTCTATCCAAAGACTGGTTTCAACAAGGTCATCAGCGGTGGGAACTTTTTTAATCGTTCCTTTTAGTATTAGGTGATTATGTTGTAGCATATTTCACCTGTCGTCAGGAGACTTCCATAAAACCTCCAGCTTCGCAAGCTGGGCCTTTGCCACCTCTGGGTGTTGACACATGAGCCAAGCAGCGGTCCAACGCCTTTCAAACTCTTTTACCTTTTCCTCTGTGGGAAAAACCTCTGAGTTGCGTTTATCAAACTGCGTCCTATCGTCCACTACTGGCTCAAAGTCAGGGTGAACAATATGCTGCGCTCTTGAAGGAGAGCATCTAATGCACCTACGCTTGGCGAAAAGCCCAACGTATGGCTCGTCCCATGCAATCGCGTGCATGGTTACCGAACAGTTTTCAGTGGTGACTTCGCAGTCACATTTATCGCAAATTTCTTTGGTCATACTTATTTCTTAAAAAACTCTAATTTATTTTTCAGTTTCGGGGAAAGTTTTGTTTTTTTCAAGTTCAGAAATGAAATCTTCTACCATTTCTGATTTAGGGTTTACGTTGTAAATTATCTTTTGGTGTTGTTGCGCGCCGCCATTAACTTTTATTCCGTCTTCGCTACCTACCATTACAGTTTTACCTTGTAGCCCGCTTGCTGCGTATTTTTCATGCCTGTATGTCCTTGAGTATTGGTTCCTATCGTGACCTTTCGGAGATGCATGTGTACCTCCTTTGCCTGTTGTTCTCATAGAATTAAAATACTCTTTTCTAGGTATATCTATGATTTTTTCACTAGTCAATTCTTTATAGGATGCTTTTTCTTTTTTAAGCGGAAGCCCCTTGGCTGCTTTCCTTTGGTTTATCGTAAGTGATTTATTATTTGTCACAAACTCTCTTTTGTGAGAAAAATTCAAAAGAGACAAGCACATAAGTAATTTATTTAAAATCGACCCCTCAATTCTTGAGTCCTCTCTTTTACCGCGATTTATCAAAACTTCAAAGTCTTCGTAACTATTAAAATAAAGCCAGCCTATCATTCCGCCTCGCTCTTTATATTTGCTATCAGGAATCTTTTCTTCATATAAAAAATGCAAACTTGAAGAAAACTTTGACCTTAATTGTTGCATAGCAAATCTATTAAAACCCTCTCGTTTTTCTTTTGGTATTTTACTGTACGCCACAGCCCCCTCTGACTGAGGGTTCGAATCAGCCGCCTTTGAATATAAATCAATGGCATCCAAAACCAACTTCCTTAAAAATTTATAATTAATATTGAAGTAATCTGACTCTTTGGGAGAGGAAAAGGTTAGCAAGAAAGAATATTTGTTTCCAAATTCAATTGTATATGCATCTGATAAATGAAAAAACTGCTTCTTCCAATCTTGTTTAGCTATTTTAGGGTCTATTGACACCTCATCCATTCTTCTTGCATGACTCTCATCTATTCGCACTGTTACATTTCTTTCTTCTGCTTTCAAGGCCGCCCAGTATTTAAGTAACTCTAGGCTTTCGTGGGTTGTTACTCTAGCATGGCCATCTGTCTCGTTGTTAAGTCCAGTCTGCCTCATCCAGTCTTCGTGCGCTTCAAAATCAGGAACACTACAGTAAGCTTTAACTAGAGAGTCAACGTATGGGATTATGTAATTTTGATTTAATATGGACAAAGAGTATTTGTTGGCGACATTCGTTCCAGAGATGCCTAATTTTTCAAAATTTCTTGGGAATGTTTTAAATTTATCTAACTCAATTAAAGCATCATCGAAAATAAATTGACTATGACATGTCCTTTTCTCTTGTCCGCTGGCAAGGGCAGATGCTGGGGATTTAGTGTTAAACTTACCTTCGGTAGCTTCATGAGCTTTTATCTCGTTTTCTTTGAACCACTGTTCAGTGGCAACCGAGCCGACTAGTTCAACAGCCGCAGCACGCTGCTGGTCTTTCGTTAAATTCTCGTTACCAATCGCGTGCATTATTACATTTGTCACATCCCCTTTACCGGACAAAGCTTTTTGAACATTTCGTAGTTTTGAAACTACCTCTCTAACCCTTTCGTCATGTTGGCTTTTATCTTTCATATTCTTTTCTCTTTCCCATTAAGTAGTGATGATGTAATACTTTATAAGGTGGGCAATCAGGACATTTTCCGTCAATCAATTTGTATCCACAAACAATGCATTCTTCATCTTCGGTTTTTGGTTTGGCTCCTAGAACTTGCTGTTCTAATTCTAGAATAACTTTTTGGCGTTCTTCTTCAGTCATACTTGCCTTGCCCCCAAAGTTATCTTAATTCCTTTCTTAGTAATCTCCACCTGTCACTATCAATAGCCTTTTTGCCATCATTTATTTGGTGAATCATTTCTAATACTTCTTCTATATTGTTATAAATGTAATGGTGTGGGAGCATTCCCATAATCCATAAAGGGGTTTGACTCTTACCCCCTTCCATAGACACAAATACGGGTTTCTTCGCTCGAACTGCGGTAACAAGTTCCTCTGCGCTACCCCAGCTTGCTATATCTGGCAAAATGTGAGCAATAATGAAGTCAGACCTATCAACAAGATTAAGGTCATAGTTGCGAACAGTTCTCATCCTTTCGGCTACGTCATTGTAGTAACCGCTGGCCATATCTTCGGCCATCTTTTGGCGAGCACCCTCGTCCTCTTCTACGTCTTTTACGAAAGGCTTACGATAAGGGTTGAAAGTGATAATGTTGAGCTTTTCTAGCTCATCTTCAACATATTTTCTCCAATCACGGCCACTTGCATATTGCATATGGCCCACTAGATATGTCCTTGTCTTCTCTAATACGTTTGACATGCTATGAATATAGCACGTTTTTGATGGGTTGTCAACCCCAATATTCGCGTTCTTGCTTGGACTTTAGTTTTTGGATATATTTAGCTTTTCTTTCTTTCTTATATTTCTTTCGGGTGGGCTTTTCGTAGTATCTTTTTTCTCTAGCGTAATCTAGAGTTTTCTCTTTCAATAGTTTTCTCTTGAGCTTTTTGATGCCCTTCTCTACATTTTCCCCTTTTTTTAGTTTTATTTCCATTTTAAAATTGAATCCCTAATTCTTTCATGTTCTCATTAAATTTATCAAAAGGTACATCCGAATAGTTTAATACTATTGGCAGCGAAATATCACCCCCTCGGTTCTGAACCTTCCTTTCGTCAAAGAATCCCTCTGCCATTAATTTAGCCACTGAAGATATGGAAAATGCGGTTGACTTTTGCATGGCGGTAAATTGCAAGTCGTAGCCTACAATGATTTCTTTTTTCCAAGTAACATTGCCACCACTCACCTCTACCTTTAACAGCACGACATCTCCAGTGTGATTTTCGCAGTTGTTAAAAATATCTTGTAAGCATTCTTTAGACAGTTTGGTATTTCTAATTAAAAGCCTAACCATATCTCTGTGGCCTTTATATCTTATAGTTTTATAAGAACAATTAGACACATCTCTTTTTGCCATGCTGGCGATTGAATGGGAAGCTCCTCCACTTGTGTAAAAGGCCTCTAGCTCTTCATCCCCCAGTAAATCAAAAGTCACTGGCTCTAGCCCATCCATGCCCTTTACCTTTTCTATGAGTCCGTTATTTAAAACCTCACAGTCGTCTTCATATTCATTTATAAGCCCATCTACAGACCAAGTACAAGCATAATTTAAAGGTGGGTTTATTTTTATAGCAGGGATGCCACCGACCATCATCTTAACATTTTCAACCTCGTGATGTAACTCTGAATAACCTTGCTCTGCTAAAATATTTACCCAACCGGGGGCCAATCCCAAGTCTGTAAAGATAGGTTTAGTTGCGTTCTCTTTAGCGTAGTCATTTATGTTTTGAGAAACGTCAACTCTACCCCCCAAGTCACAGTAGCGAATGCCGTTGTCTATACAATACTTTGCTACAGTTTCAGTTTGATAATAAGGTAAACTACTGATAACAATATCTGGTTTTACTTGAGCCTCTAAACCTTTACAAATATCTTCTGAGTTACTAACAATAAAAAACTCATTGCGAGGTGCTCCCACGATGTTATTACCCTCTTCGTCTTGCGTCTGTTCGTAATTGACTTTTTTAGGAATGTTCTCTGCCGCATCTGGATTAGTGTCCATTCCAACCACATGAAATCCGAATTTGTCCATTGCATAAGCAATGGCGGTTCCCATTCTTCCAACACCTAATACTATAGCTTTCATATTTCTTCTATCCTTTTTGACTTATCATCAATCACCAAATCGCAAGCTGGTTTAATATACTTACCTTTGGAGCCGGTAGACAAGTCATTAAACTTGCACCCCCAACCTTCTAGCTGGTTCCAAGTAAAATCATAGTAACATCTGCCAGCCGCTTTAGATTTTTCAGAGCCTCCGCGAGCTGTCCAATAAATAATGTACCAACCTTCGTCGTACATTTTGTTTATTTTAGCTATGTTTTCTTGATGAGGTTTCGCTAAATCATAACGCCTCTTACCTTCTTCGTAAAAACATACCGTTTCATCTATGTCTACCAACGCCACTTGTTGGTCATCCGCAGCAAACTGCTTCGAATCGTGAAATTCCATTTTATTATTTGTAAACTTTACGAGTTCTTGGTCCGGATTCATCATCAGCTTCAGCAGACTCTTGTGAATCTCTGTATTGGTGAATTTCAGAAACCCTAGCCATTAAAAACTCCCTATCCTCTTGGGATAATTCTTTGGTATCTGACCAAGGCATACCTAAAGTAGTCATAATATGCCAATTTTCTTCTTGTGTACTCATTTTACTCATTATTTCATTCCTTGTGGAAAAGTTAATTTGTCTGCGTGGTTAACAGTCCAGCTAATTTCATGGGTAACAGCCCTGAATGTTCTTGCTGCACTAGGAAATCCATTGCCAGATTTTTTAACACCGCCGAAAGCTAAGTGCGATTCAGCAGCGATTGAACCTCCGTTCCAGTATATCATGCCAGCATCGCATTCGTCTCTCATTACTCTTGCTTTTCTAAAGTCATTTGTCAACACTCCAACAGCTAAACCATATTCAGTATCATTGTAAATTCTAATAGCATCCTCGACTGTATCAAAGGGAATTATTGCTACATGAGGCCCGAACACTTCATTCCTTAGAAAACCTGCATCGCAGTTAGTCCATTCTCTTTTATAAACCATTGGAGTGCTGTAGTATGCTCCGTTTTCACCAGTGTAAACAGGGTCAAGTAACACTTCAGCTTTTGGGTCTGAGTGTACCAGTTTATTCATGAATCTTATCTTACTAAACCCTTGCTCATTAATAATTGGGCCATAGTATATATCTTCGTTTGGTACTAGCTCTTCCCAAACCATTCCATCTGGACAACCAGATGAGCCAAGCATAGATTTGAATGGGTTCCCTGTTTTTATTTGTTTAGCTTTTGCAGCAAATTTCTCGGAAAACTCATGGTATATACTTCGCTGTACAATCATTCTACCAGATGATACGCAACGCTGACCAGACAGCTTAAATGCACTAGCAATAGAAGCCTCAATGGCTAAATCAATTTCAACGTCATCAAAAACAATGCAAGCGGATTTACTACCTAATTCGCATGAGGTAGTTTTGTGCCATGATTCAGCAGCAACTTTACGAATGTGTTGTCCGACATCAGCACTACCAGTAAAACAGATGTGGTCGCAATTACCCCTAACCAAAAAATCGCCAGTAGCACCATCGCCATGCACCAAGTTAATGACCCCACGAGGGATGCCAGCCTCCTCATAAATTTGAACAGCGGCTTGAGTTGACATTGGTGCGTCTTCACTTGGTTTAATTACAATAGTATTCCCCTCTACTAAAGCTGGGGCAGCGTTCCAAAACATGCCTATTGCCAGCGGAAAGTTAAATGGAGTTACAATAGCTATTACACCTTTAGGCTTTCGTAGCATATACGCATCTTTTTCAGCAATTTCTGAAGAAACAGCTTCGCCATGACTATAACGGCCAGAACCAAAAGCAAACTGTGCCATGTGCAAGGCTTCATTAACCTCTGCGATACTTTCGTTGTAGTTTTTCCCTGTTTCAAGTGAAATAATCGTAGCTAATTTATTTTTATCCCTTTCAATTATTTGAGCAACCTTATTTAAATAATCTGAACGGGTAAATCTACTAACCTTTTTCCAAGTTTTAAAAGCCTCTCTAGCAGAAAGTAGCGCCTTGCCAACCTCATCCTTGCAACTTAAGGGGAACGCACCTTGCGCCTTTCCGGTTGCAGGGTTAATTTTAGTATACATGTCGGCGGTAGCTCGCCACACGCCATTGATATAGTTCCTACCTTCGAAATCCCTCATTTTCTTGTACTTTCCATTAATCCTTTTACGTTGTCCTTGCAAAACCCATCTCCAGTTCTATTTATAAGCTCATAAATGACTCCCGTCAACTCAGAAGGCTTTGTAAATACCTGAACTAAACCTTCGCACCTCAAGGGTGCGCTCGAATAAAATTCAGCATAACCAGCATTAAGCCACATTTTCATTGTAGCATCAACATCTTCTACTTGATAAGCTATATGATGAACTCCGGGTCCATTTTCCTCAACCCAGTCACCCACAATAGAGCCTTTGGGTCCGTCACTAACGAATATTTCAGGGGGAGAGTGGTAGGGGTGGAATTGAGCCTCAACTTTTTGACCTTTAGAGTCTGGAGCGTCAGCTAAAAGCACCTCCCATTCTGAGATTTCAGGATGCCTCTCTTCTGGTGGGAGTAAAGCTAGGCACTCCGCCTTAGTCCCATCACTGAAATCTATTTCAAATTCTGTGCCAAGCGTATACCCCAAGCACCTTTTAAGAAATTTGGCTGTTTTTTTCCTGTTTTTTACTCTGTAGGCTATATGGTCTAACCTCATTTTAAATATTATATCATATAAGAAATGTTTTTTCAATTTTCTTTAAAAAGGGTGTAATATATATTGAGATGAATTTGATTATTTCGTCTACTTTATCTTCCGACCCTCCCTCCGAGGGCTTGTATTTTAGATTTCTTACGATGGTGGCGGCAAAAGACTTAGATTATTGCGTAATTGTAGAATCTGAAAAAGAGAAAATAGACCCACTTTACAGGTTTTTAAAACAAAAAGGGTGGTACGACTTTGTGAGTGATATAGTTGTTCCAGAATGGAAAATAGAAGGGGTTAGAATTGATACTAGGAACCAATACCCGCTGACAATTAAGACCGATTATATTAGGTGTGAAAATACGCCAAACCTACTAGGACAAATCAAAACAATGAGGTCAATAAATGCAACGCTTGACGAAATCAGATAAAGAGTGGTTTATAAATTATCTAAAAGGACAATTACAAATAGAAGAAACAAACGCATGGAGATACAAAACAAAAGATTGTTACGAAAGGGTTGCCCAGCTTAAAAGAATTTATAATATATTAACCTATGAAAACCCCGAAGCAACCGCTGGAAAAGATAGGTTTAAAATCTAAATGTTCCGCCTGTTAACCATCTTTCAAGCTTCCAAGTAAGTTTAACAATAAGGCCCAAGACCCATCTTAGCACAAATAGCGGAAGTCTCACCAAGGAGCACCAAAACTTAAACGATTTCCACCACCATTTATTTTGTTTAATCTTAGTATTTTCGGCAGCTTCTTTAAATTTTTCCTGAGTTTCTAGCCTCGCTTTACTATCTTTTTTATGAAAATCAAAAACTTCTATTTGTTTTAAATCACCTTTCCAAACCAATGCTTTAAACTCTATCCAGTAGTCATACTCTTCTGTAAAAAAATCAAAGTAAAAGTTTAATTGCCCTGTCCAATCAATTTTTTCTATCCCCAATTCTTTTTCTTGCATTTGCCCTTTTTCATCTATAAACCTGTCTTTTCTTTCTGCGTATATTTGACCGTCATCTTCTATGGTATAAGTTTCTAGGTAACAATCTAAAGACTTTGTTTGAAAGTTTATTTCTGCCCAGTTTTCATCTGGGAACTGCTCCTTTATCTCATCTGTCAGGGGCAGGGGGTATTCACATTTTAAATAATCAAACATTACATTGAGTACCATTCATCGCCGTTTTCTATAAGACACCGTAAAGCCTTGAGGTGATGAACCATAAAACTTTCCCCGACAGCCTGTTCAGCTTTATTTCTAGCTATTGCGTTAGCTTTGTGAGCCTCGTCATCTTTTTTGGCTTGCTCAATGCAATCGTCTAACAATCTCAATGCAGCTTGCTTATTTGTCATCTGTTCCCCCGCAATTCTCTCTGATTATATCCTTTTCGTTTAATTCTACCCAATAAATCTCGTAAGCTATAGTATCTTCCAAGGCTTCAAACTTGTGGTACTCTTTGGGTGGGCAGGTAGTTATTTGACCTGTTTTGACGAAAGTTTCATCAACTAAATTATAATCATTTTTCCAAGCTGTAATTTTTAAACAGCCGGACTCAACAAAAAAGGCATTATACTTGTACTCGTGCTTGTGTTTTGAGCAGAATCCGCCTTTATTTACTTCTATTCTGTGTATTTCTACGTTATTTTTGCAGAATAATGGCTGAGTTTCTCCCCAAACTTTACCCTGTACGTTATTCATCACCACTAAGGTAGGTGGGAATGTATTTTAAGTCAACGCTAGAAAAAATTTCACTACCTAACTTCTCAACCATTTGGCTTCTAGTAAAGCCTTCTGCTTCGGCCCACTTCCACTTTCTTACGTTTATTGTAAAGCTGGTCATTACGTCCGTGCCGTTTACATCTACGCACCCTACAAGCACAGCTAATTCCTTTTCCAAATCTGCATTGGCTAGTATGCAAGAGTCGTTGTCTTCTGTTTGGCTTACTGCTATATTATATCCAAGTTTTTTGGCCTTTCTTTTAATAGCAGTGACCTCTTTATTTAGTTTAGTTTGGCGTGAACTCACACATATAATTACACAAAAAAATAGTGTAATATTATTTAACAAATATGGAAATATACTACGAACATTATTTTGGGAGTATGACGCAACATGATATGATTGTATGTTGGGTTCTCGCTAAGAATGTTTTGCCTCAAGAGGAGAAGTTCGCCTTAGAAAACGGCTGGCGAGAAGTTTATGAGACAGAACAAGGCGTATGGGTTCAAGCAAGAAGCGTAAGATTGAAGACTTCTTCGTTTAGAACTAATAAAAAAGTTAGAAAAATGCTCAATCCAGCTACTGGTATTGAAAGTAATTTTAAACCCGCTTCTCAGTGTAATTTAGAGGAGCTTAATGAGGTATATCACAAATATGCAAAATACAAAAATTTTCCAATAGAAAAAAACTACATAGAAGATTGTCTTGTGGATATAGACTCAAAAATAATAGGAGAGTATAGAGAAGATGGACTGCTTAGAGCTTACGTAATATGTAGAATGCATGATGAGTCAGCAAAGGCTATGACATCGCTACAGTTTTGTTGGGACTACGATAAACCCCAGATGTTTTTGGGCAAATTCAGCATGGTCAAAGAGCTACAATTCGCAATAGAAAATAAGCTAGACTGGGTTTACATAGGGGATGGGTATCAAAAAATTTGCGAGTACAAATGTAGTTTTCCGGGGTTTCAATTTTGGACGGGACGAAAGTGGATAAGTGATATAAACTTATACAAAGAACTTATAAAAAATGACGACAAAGTAAAAACAGTTCAAGAATTAGACAAGTTATCAAAAGATTATATGGAAAACAAAACATTTGAAAAGTAAAATATAAAATGGACTCAGACATCAACATAGATTTCACCGACAAAATAAAAGCCAACGAAGCGGATAAGTTAACTTATCGTGGGCCAGATGGATTTCCGGGAGAAGACAAAAGAGAATTTAAATATTTAGATTTAGATATTAAAAAACTTTTAGACTTTCCGCCTCCCGCTAATTCAAGTAAACAAACTTTAGAAGAACTTGCTGAGGTTAAAGAAATAACAGAATTAGAGCACCCCGAAAGCTTTACGTCTAAATTAAAAGAAATGGACAAAGAGCCGTATGCATTTGTATATGACTATTACGAAAAAATATCCGGAAAAAAAATACCCAAGAAAGCTTTTGAAATTATAAATAGCGGAGACATTGAAACATTCGTTATGAAGTTGAAGCTTCATTACAATAGACCAAGGCCGCACGAATTGGCTTTACATTACAAAACATATTTAAGGTATAATAAAAAAATAGCGAGTAAAAGCGGAACTGCCGCTTCGCCATCTTACCCTAGTGGACATACAATGGCAGCATACTTTGCAGCGCATATTGCCGCGCATATTAGACCAGACCTTAAAGAGCAGCTAATCAAAAGAGCAGATTTTGTAGCTTACTCAAGATTATACGAAGGACTTCACTTTCGTAGCGACAACGACTTTTCTGTTTATTTGGTTGAGAATGTTTTAATGCCAGCCTTTTTAAAGGCTATTTAAATTGGTGGAGGCGAGGGGAGTCGAACCCCTGTCTTTGGAGCCTATCGGCTCAGACTTCTACAAGCTTAGTCGGTGTTAAATACTCGCTTGGCATGTCACCGACAAACGGCCTACACGAGTTTTGAGCAACCTTTTATCCTAGTGCTGCTCGGCCCTAGTTTTTTGCCCGCTATCGACGCCCTAGCTCCTTAACGAGCATCCAGAGTAGGACGGGTAACTTACGCAGTTACAGCAGCTTCTTCAGCCCAGCCGAACTTAGCGAGAATCGCATCAGCTTCAGCAAGTGAAGGAGCCATATCAACATTATTGGCAGTTGAATTACCTTGATAGATGATTTAAGAGGCCGACTATCATCCTCTGCTTGCTATCTGGCGTAAGAACCCAAATCGAATCCAGTACGCCCCCAAAATTGTTACACATTTTGATTATAGTTTTTAATGTTTTTACAAAGTTTCTGCGCTTTCTTCCTAGCGTAAAATAATCTAGACATAACTGTTCCTAGCGCACATTTTTGCATCTTTGCTATCTCTTCGTAAGAAAGGCCTTCCGCTACAGCCACTAAGCACTCTTTATGTTCAGGGGAAAGACTGCTTAAAACTTGCTCCAACTCTTTAGAAAGCTCTTCGTTGTTGTCGATTATCTCTAAAAGCTTATCTGGCTGCTCTGTTTTTTCAACAACCATTTCAAAAAGAGTTTTACCCCAGTCGTTAGACTTTGGCGTTTTTCGTATGTCCAAGCTGTTTTTCGCCGAGGGTATTTTCGTGTCGTCTGCTTGATTTTGGGGGCCATTGTTACCGTAGTGGCCAATGTACGCTTCAAAAGAAACTTCAGCTTTCCTTTTTTTCCAAGAGTTATAATCGAATGCCGCGCTCCTCATTACCCTGTATATCCAAGTTTTAAAATGGCAATCAAGTCTAAATTTAGGGAAAGCTTTCCAAGCTTTTAAGCAGCCTTTCTGAAAGATGTCTTGAGCTTCATGGTAGGTGTCGGTATACCTATGAGATATTGCCATCATATATTCACCATGCCTTTCTACAAGAATATCAAATGCTTTTTTGTTGTGTTCCGAGGCTAGAACAGATAATTCTTTATCAGACTTTTCACCCAAAGACGCGCTCATTTCTCTACTACTAAGTATTCACCGCCTTGTTTTTTCAAGGCCCTTGCATACTTCTTGGCTTCTTTTTCACCTTCTGGTGAAAACTTAAATGCTCCATGCACATATTTTTTATCTGCCGAAACAACCACATAACACTTTTCTTTTTTAGCCATCGTTTTTCTTTCTGCGAGACTCTGAAAAGTCTCCGTTAAAAGCTGCGTTTGCACATGCTTCATTAATTTCAGATTCAATCTTAGCCATTTCCACCTTCTCCATCTCCGCTCTTCTTAGTAAAGTTTTGATTTCGAGTGTTAGCTCGTCCATCTTTTCTTTATCATCTTTTCCTGTAGCGGATTCATACTGGTCTAAGGTTTCGGTAAGTTTAGACTCCCACCAAACAACACTTTTTTCAACTGCTTTTGCGCGAGACTCTAACTCTTTTAATATGTCTTTCATTGTAGTTTAATTATTGCATACTTTTGAAGAAATGTCAAGAGATTTCATGCTCTTGTTGGTTTTGAAATGACCTGAAAGTATGGTGCATGGTAGGGTAATTGGGATAAGTAAAACGTACCATTTACATATAAAGACCATAAAATAAACTAACCAAGGAATTACGGTCCAATAAACCCAAGGAGTTGAAAATATACCCCAGTCATATTGAAAATGACTCCACAGAAAAGCGAAATATTCTTCTAATGCTTTCACATTAAAAGTCTATCAAATTAAACTCTTTTTACAAGCTCGACTTTAGGAGCAGGCTTAAATAAAAACCCCTCTTCGTACAGGTAATTCACTATCCTAATAAGCTGGTAATCAGAAATATCGTCGTATCTGTCAACGATTAATAAACGCTCTAGACCAACACTATAAGTGATGACTTTAACTTCAAATCCATTGACAGTTACTTCGACTGATTCGTAACTGTCGTTCACATAATATATTACAGTTCAGCATGTGAAAAATACATAAAAAGATTGCCTTAAAAATTTAATTATGAAATTGACTTAATTAGGTGTATTACAACAATCGCTGTCCGTCTGGAGATGTTTGTTGAACTCTGAATTGTATTTTTCCACAGCCTCTGGGCTTAATGGCCCTCTTGATTTAGACATAGGAGCACCACACATGGGGCATGGCATCTTTTGGTAAAGGTCGCAATCCATTTTTTTAAATTGTTTTACTTTCCTTTTTTTTGATGAATCTTTCATATAAGATTCATATACAAAGTCCCAACTATGCCCTAGAAAGTGGGGCCTACACATGTAGTAACAATCGTCTGTTTTGGGTTCTAACTGATACCCCATGCACAAAAATGCGCTATCAAGAACAAGTATTTTTTTTGCATTGAGCATTAACTTCTTGTAGCTCAGAACATTAGGTACATTTATAAATTGACTCGCTACATTGTGCCATTTATGACTTGGTTCGTAATGATTAAAATTGGGGTCAATAAATAAAACTTTATTTTTATCTTCTTGTATAAAGTCATTTATAAAAGACTCTTCCATGCAGTTGTTCCCGCCATAAATGCCATAAGAGTTATGTAAAAAAACATAATCTTCTGACACATCTACTGCTTTTTTAAATAGATTTTCAGAAACTTCGGTGTCACGCACAAGAGCGTAATCCCAAAACGCAGACCTTGGTACTCCTACCGCATCATAATTTGATAAAGGTATTTCCATCTGGCTAACCGAGCCAAAAATAAGTCGGCTACTGTCGTGCAGCTTTCCAAAATTGGGAGATATAGGAAACTCATAAAGAACGTGGGACGCAGTTAAATGCCAATCACAATTTATAATATTTTTAGCAACCTCATGGTTCTTGACATCCCAAGCCCCCGCACCTCCCCATGCAGCAAGTTTTTGTTCCCCTCGCGGGCAAAGCAATACCTCTATATTTTTCTCCCCCTCAAACCAAGACGCGGCGTGAGGGTTGTGAGATTCCCAAGCAAAGAAATAAACCTTTTCATATTTAGTAGCAAGATACCTAACCATTCCTATGTGGTTAAAACTATCACCTACGCCAAAATTAGGTAAAACAGCCGCTATCTTGTTGTCAGGGTCTGGCGGTCTGGGTAAGGGATTTCGCATTTATTTTTTGGGCATTGTCTCTATCTGAAGAGATGGCTCGACAATTTTCTTCGGATAAATTCTAATCATGAAAGGGAAGTTTTTAGCAGAGTCCTCTTCATCAGCAGCCTCTTCAATATCACTCTTTTCCGTCTTAGATTCTTTAGGCTCGTTTTCTATGGGCATTTTTTTAAGCTCTGCTTCGGTGGGCATCTTTTCAGCAGGGTCCATCGCCCACATAATTTTATGCTCTTCACAGTAATCCCTCATTCTTCTAACAGGAACAATTAGATTAAAACCTTCGCCAGCGCCACGAACAAGCATACCAATATATTTTGCGTCCGATTTTAAATATACACCTCCTCCCGAACTGCCGGGGAACGCCGTGCATGTTGTTTGGTCGAAAATAAACTTATTAATACTCTTCAGTATTCTGCCGTGTTGAGAATAAATTCCATCAGTCATACTGTTCGCACCTGCTTGACCCAGTAAAGAGCCTACATGGAGCAGGTCTGTGCCTAGTTTTGGGATTTCATCCCCCAAGTAAAAAGTTGTAGTATCGCTTACGAAGTTAAATTTTCGAACCCTTAGTAAGGCCAAGTCGTGCCCGTCGTCAGCATCGCTATATTTTAAAACTTCCGCATCCATTTGGAGCCTACCTACAGTGCGGCCACCTTGTCGAATTTCTTTTACAACCATTGGGTCTTTAAATTCAACTAGCGTTTTAGGAACTCCACCCTTAATTACTTTTCTTTCTTTTCTCAAGTTATCTATAACGTGAGCGGCGGTCCAAACAAAGTTCACTAAATTACCATCAGCGTCTTTTCTACTAAAAATAACGCCAGAACCCTCCCCGTTAGAGAATTGCCCTTCGGCTCTGATTGTAACAGAAACATCTTGAAGATGGTCTGCTGTAGTTTTTTTCTCTGCTTTCGCGGGCAAAACCGAGAAAACCAGCGCCGTAAGTATTAGTGCAGCATTTTTCATAATTAGAACTTAATATATTATAACACATTAATTTAAATAATTAAAATCTTTTTAATAGTTATTTAATAATACTCTTATAGTTTCTTGGGGCTCAGTTACCGGCCAGTAAAGGCCATCTCCATTTTTTCGTATGTCCTCACATATCTCGTAATCATTCCCGCCAGCATAACACTTGTCTCCAAAGAAAATAATTTCTGAGTCTTTGTTGTTTTCCCTTATCCACTGAGAAGCTTGAGATTTGTCGCTCCCCCTTGGGTTTATGTCTATACTTATTTGGCCTCCTATAGAAACATCTATATCGGGGAATTGAGACCTTACAAATGAACTTATGGCGGCCCTTTCTTTATTAGCCTTGTCCCAATCAAAATACCTTTGTCTTTCTGGTTTATCTGCATTTCTGCCTACAATAGAAAAGTTAAGCATTCCAGAGCGATGCTCTATGTGGTTCCCTGTTTTAGTGTCGTAATTGGTTTCTAATAAAAAATCATTTAATATATTCAATAGTTTAGCTGGAACGTCCCATTTGTTTTTGTAAACGTAAGAATCTCTACTGCAATCGTAAAATTCGTTAGCCATAGAAGGAAATATACCGGCGCACCTAGACAAAATGCTATTGGGTAGTTGCTCTTTTATTTTTTTCATATCACTACCAGAAACTAAATAAACCTTTTTACCTGACATCCAAGTAACAAACTGCATTGTGAACGAAGTGCCTGCTTTACCTCTGGGTGGGGTTAAAGTTCCATCCACATCAAATAAAAAAAATCTAGAATTCATTTGCTTGCCTTTTCATCAAAATTTAAAGTATGTTGCAGCTCGCCGCCCGTGGGGATACCTCTTTCAGAATTTGCGATAGCATTTTCAATGTCAATATATTCCATAAAATTATTTATTTGAGAGTCTTTAGAGCAAGATTTTATTTGTATCCCGTATTTACTTGCAGTTTTGGTAAGCCACTTTATCCATCCGTACAGTTCTTTGTATAGGCTTCTGTTCCATTCTTTTTCTTTCTCAGAAAGGCTTTGCTCGTGATGATAGTCGCTTTGAGTATTATCTAAATCGCAGCCTAAAAAGTATATATTCTTCGCACCCATCCAAATTAAAATGTGAAGGGCTGTTGCCATTACATTATTCTTCCATATGAAGTGAGTGTTGTCATTGTTATTTGTAAAGATGTGCTCATGGTTTTCATATTTTTTAACATCCGCATAAAATAAATTAAAATTATTTTTTATCTCCCTGTCAGAGCAAGCTCTGTTTTCGTAGCCACCCCTCATTACTTTTATAAAAGGCTCCCAAAAAACCTGTCTAGAGTAGCAGTTGGGGTCGTCCATCCCAAACCAAATGTCGGGCTTTACAAAGGGGTAAGAGTTATTGACCGCTGCGACCAGCCTGCCAACGCCATTTAATTTTTGAGGTTCTATTTGTTTTAAGGAAGGGCCGGGACAGCAAAAGTAAACGTCTAGATTACTGTTTAATTGATTAAAAGATACAGCCTTAAATCCTGAATTTGTGTTGTACCATAAGGGCATGCTTTTATTCAAATGGAAAGGTTCGGGTGTGGTCTTTCATCCATAAGGCCATACTTACACCAATGTTTTTAGGGTCTACATATTTCATTTGAAGCATCTGATTTCCCCACATAACTAATTTTAAGAGATTACGTTTACCCACTCTGCTTTTGTTATTTAAATCTTTTTTCTGAATCTCCAGTAGAATATCAGTAAAATTATTAAAACAACGATGGAAGTCTGCTTCTGGATTGCAGATGTTTTCTTCAAAAACGCAAATTAACTCCTCCACTGGGTCCATCGCCTTATTTAAATAATAATGTTTTTTTTGTAAAAAGTCAAAAATTTAATGTAATAATTATTAGTCAGATGAAAAAAGTCCTCTTATTGCAAAATGGCGAAGCACGCAAAAGCCAACAAGAAATAATTAAAAAGAGAGTAGAAGAGTCTGGCTATTCTTTTAGGGTTTTGGATATCAAAAAGGAAAAGGACTCCCCCACGCTTTTACAACAGATTGAAGCGTGGATTGCGGAAAATCAAAAGCCCATTGCGACTATAAGGTGGGATGAGCATTCAAATGTTTTTGGCAAAAGCCCGAGAATACGAGAGGTGTCTACTTGGGGCTGGAATAATGATGTTGCTCCTATAGCTATTGATTTTAGTTATTTCAATCATTACAGCGGATTCATTTTTGATTTACTCGACTCTCAGGGGCAGTCTTCTATAAAGAGAGAGTGGGATGAGGTTGAAAACGATTTGATTCCTTTGGTTGATTTTGGTGGACCTCTTGGGGATTACATAAGGCTAATCAAAAGAATATATCAAAAGCATGATTACTTTAAGTCTTTAAGGCACACTACCGCCAATTATGATGTACTTGCTTGGACTCAGTGTTTAGTGAATAACTGTAGAATACTTAAGACGAACAAGCCAGATGTTTGGATTGAGAAGCTACATGAAATTTTTGGAGCTAGTATTTTATTTAAAATTCAACCCTCACCTTTTAACGATAAAGAAATAAAATTAGATAAATATAGAACTTTATATTCTAACGCAGGTTCAAGAAAAATAATGAATCATAGTGTAGAATTAAACGCCTCTTTGGCTTGTAACGCTAGAGTTAACATAACCAACACCTCGGGAATAACTAGCGAACTTTTGATTGCTCAAAAACCTGTGATAACCACAGGGGAATCTTGGTTTACAGATTTAGGAGTTTTCTATGAAGCTAAAAGCTGGGGTCATCTCAAAGACTTATCTGATAACCATATTGAAGAAGAGATACCTGAGAGTCAAACTTTCAATAGACTAAAGTTAGCAAACTGGTGGAGAAAGCATCAAGTTTTACATAACGAAAAAAGCCGAATCATATCAGACTGCATCAAAGAATTTAAAGATAAAAAAATAACTTAATCTTTTTTATTTTCTACTTGAATCAAAAAATTTTCAGCCTCTTCCGGCCCAATTCCAATAATTTCTATTAGTTTTATGTATGCCTTTTTATAGTTAAATAAATCGTCTACGTAAGAAGATTGAGTTTTCAGGTTATTTAATAGGCTTATATTTAGAAATAAACTTATTACAAATAAAATAACGAAAATTAATTTTAATAGTTTATGCATGTGCGTACTAGTATTTACACGCATTTTACAAGAAAAATAATAAAGTTCTCCTTTCCCCTTCCCTTTTCTTATCGGAAGATTCAATCCCCCACCTTAGTCTATGCTCAACATCGCTACTATGCATGGTTAAGCCTAGGTAGTGCTTTTCTTTTGTAATTATGGTTCCGTCTCTATATTCTAATTCTGCACCTTTAAATGTTGTTGGCTCGCTAAGTAAAATTGAAATGCCATACTTGCACCAACTCATATGATTTTTACTCCCAGTGTCTACGTGCCAAGGGTGGGTGCGTACACTCCCTTCGGTAGAGCTTTCGAGTCTAAAGTAGCTTTTATCGCTCCTATTCGGAACATCAACAATATTTAAAATTTTAATTATAATATTTGTAATATCATTTGTATTAGAAAGGTTAATATCTTTAAGTAGATGACTTCTATTCCATTTTATACTATTTTGGGTAGAATTTAATAAAAAAAGACTTTCTTCTCTTGATATTACGTTTGGAATAAATTTTTTCATTCGCTTTTAGTGTTTACACATAAAAGGAAAATATCTCAGTGTAACTACAAGCGTGATGACTACGCGCATAGAACTAAACAAAAGAATAGTGGAGGTTTATACTAGCCCGGAATCTTGGACAAAAGACAAAGTTTATATATATGACCCGCAACTTAAAGTGTCAGAAAAAGAGGCGACTCAGATAATCGAATACTTATACTCTGAGGGGTTTATCGAAGACCGACGAACCCAAAAAGAATTAGTACGAATCGAGTATTAGTCGTTGCACTTGCAATCGCAATCGGCTACTAGGCATTTGTCGGACGAACAGCAATCTGCGCCACAGGCACAGTCGCAACATCCGGAATTTCCCCAGTTACAGCCGATTACGAGCATCGATGCTAAAGCTAGTAAATATTTTTTCATTTATTTTTTCCTTTTACATTTTTTAAGCAAGGCTTTTGATATTAAATAAGCACCCGCTATTGCTGGTAGAATCCAAACGAAAGCATTTACTGTATGCTCTGGATGTTCACATAATCCGTTTACGCATTGTATTGTTTCGTTCATTTTTAAATATCACCATCTGCGGCTCTGTAGCTTTTCTTGACTTTTCCGCCGCGTTTCATTTTTAAAAACATATTAACTCTTGCCATTGCCCAGCCACCACGAGACATTCCCGGCCTGTGGCTTTGAGAAAACGCTCCGGCTCCTCGTCGGTAGACTTTCTTTAGTTGGGACAGGGTAACTTTCTTTTTGTGTTTTGCATTGTGTTCTTTAATCTTGTTTTTCAAAGAACTCAAAACCTTGGCTGAAAAGGTTATCTTGCCTCCGCCCTTTCCGGCAGACCCTTTTTTATTTTTATCAGAGCCCTTTTTTCTTTCACTTGGTTTGGCTGGTGTCTGAGCGCCTGACTTACGTCCGGGCCTTTTCTTTGCAGCTTCAGCCTCTTCTTTGTAAAGGTTGATATCTTCAAGACTCATAACTTCATCGTATTCTTCTTGAGTCATTTCGTATGAAGCGTCGGCAGTTTTCTTTTGCCTTATGTATGGAAGAATTACAGGCTCTTCATCTTCGGCTTTTGATTTATTTTTGGCTTTTTTCAGTTGCTCTGGGGTAGGTGCACCTTTGTCACCCTTCTTCCTCATTTTTTCTCCAGAACCTTTTTTAATTCTCTCTCTTTTCTTGTGGATGTTTTCCCAAAGACTAGCCTCTGAATCCTCTTCTTTTTCTTCTTTGCCCTTATCTTTTTCTTCAGACTCACCTTCTTTTTTCTTGCCCTTCTTTTTCAAAATTTGTTTTTGAAGGGCAGGGGGGAGTTCTTTTTGCTTTTTTGTTAAAGCGGCCTCACTAGGCTCGCACTGACAATCATCATCTTCTGTAACTTCTTCTTCTACGAATGCTAAAGAGGGGTTTTGCTCCAAAAGCTTGTCATGGTCAAAGAAGGTTTCGCCGTCCCACTCGTAGTCAAGAACTTCGGAGCCTTCCACTTTTTTACCGGCCCTCCATTGGCGACACGACCAGTAGCGAGCTTTAGTTTTTGGGCCGGGATTGTCGCAGTTATGTCTGGCTCTGAAATTTTTTCTACGAGCTGGGTCATCCCTTTTGATTTCCATGTTAGGGTCGCCAAAGTTCACCTTAACCACGTTGCCCTTCTCGTTCTTAACGTAAACAGAGAATTTTTTGGGGCCGCCGGGAGTTCTAAAGGGCTTGTTTAAAGTCTTCTTTTCCTTGGCCTCAATAATTTTTTGAGTAAAATCAATTTCCATGCTATTTCCTTCTATTTGTAAATATACTAGCTTCCCAATAATCTCTAAAGAATTTTTTAATATTTTTTAGCCTTCTTCTACGCCACTGGCGACTAAATAAGTGTCTAAATAAATTTTTAATTCTTCGCCACATGCTTTTATCTCCACACCCGCATACAGCTAATTACACAAAAAAGGCCCACAGGTGAAAGCCTGTGAGCTTGATAGTATTAAAATAATGTTTTTTAAATTATTCTGTGACTTCGGTGCTCTCCGAGGTTTCCTCTGTAGGAGTCGTTGAGTCGATGTTGACTAGCCTAGTGATGGCATAGCCTGTGAATACGAAGTTTAGAGCGAGAAGAATAATAGCAATTCTCGCGTATGTAGTGCTGATAGTTGTCATTTTTTCCATAATAGTATTATTTAATTAATACCCCAGCTAAAACTAGGGAATAGTAGGACTGTACTAAGTGATTTCTAATTCAATTGATTTATGCCTTTCTTGTTTTTTAAGTGTTAAATATAACATGCCGTTTTTATATTCAACGGACGCATTGCTCGGGTTTGATTTTTTTGGAATGTAAGCTGTGCTGCTATATTTGTGACCGTCCTGCTCGGCTGTGACCTTTAACAGCCCACCGTCTATTGACACGTTTATATTCTCCTTTTCAATTCCAGCCATATTAATCTGGCAAGAGTAAGAAGATTCATCTTCGCTCCAGTAGCTGTCTGGCTTTTTGTACCTGCCGTTAGTAACAAGTAGGTCGTTCCATGAGTCCATTACGTCCCACATTCCATTGTCTAATAGTGATAATTTCATATTGCCTTATAAAAGCACCTGTCATGCCAACAAAAAACCCCCAAAAAATGGGGGTATTACCTCAATGGTGAGACCAGTTGACCCTTATCTAGATGAGTCAAAACTTCTCTTTGTTTACTTTTTCTTGCTCCTTGTGCCAGTCTACACCTTTAGGAAGCAGCTCGTAAAACGCATCCCAGCATCTCCAAGGCCCTTTAGAGCCAATGGGCTTGCTAAAGTCGGCCTGAAAGTGCCAAACCATTCTGCCATCTAAAATCCACCTTTTGTCTACAATGACCCATGTATATTTAGCTAAATACTCTTTTCCATTTGCGCTTGTTCTGAAAGTCCACAGCGGTAGTCCCGCTTCGTTTTTTTCATGGAAGTTTACTTTTTTCTTAAATTTCCTTAGAATAAAATCTGGAGTTTTATTTTCAAAGGCTTCTACAACTAAATGCTTATTGAAATTTCCATCACCTTTAAATCGAGGCTTTGCTAGCTCCGCCGAGCTGGCTAGAAATGTTAAAGTTAGTGTTGTTAGGATTATCTTCTTTATCATGCATACACTATAGCATGTTTTTTAAGAAATGTCAAGAACCTTTTTTCTTTTTACCCCAATCAATACTATCGTAATTATCTTTAAAATCTTTAGAGTAGCAGTTTCTTGGAGAATCCCCTTTACCGTTCAAAGGCTTCTTTTGTTTTGGCTTTTTAGGTTTTCTTTTTTTCATCACTTCCAGAGGACCGCACATCGTATATGCTTACCTTAAACGTGTCTCCAGTTTTGGGATTCGAAACTAAAAAAGTATCTTCATCTAACACAGAAACTACTTTGCCCTTCCATTGGCTTTCTTTTCCGCTCTCCACTAAAACGCTCTTACCAACCATTTTTTTATTGTAGTCGATTTTGTTCATTGTTAAATCTCCAATAAATTTTCTTCGTCCTCTTCTGCGTATTTGAATATCAATTTGGCGGAGTCAAATTCTTTTTTTAGTATGCCCGCTGTATTGGGATTCTTCGCCACGATATTCTGAACAGCGTCTAAGTAAACCGCTCTTACATTAGCTAGTTTTTGCTTGTGCTTGCATTTACAACCTTTACCAACGGCCTCTTGGTGAGACAAGATGTTCATAACCCAAGGCAAGCTATACTGAATTGTTGGATTTGCTTTGAACCAGTCGGTTAAACTTTTGATAGTTATTACCTTCTCTTCACTCATACGATTCCCTCATAAATTTTTTAAATTTAAAATAAAAGGATAGCGATAAATAAAATATTAAGAAAAATACTAATAAATTTTCTAGATAAAAAGCAGCACCCGCAGATAGCCAAGTTGTTAGACATATAGGGCAAGAGATTAATTTAACTAAAAAGTTGTCGGCATATTTAACCTCTAAAAAATCAGAGTAATTTATGCCTACACTTTCTTGAATTTTGTAATCTTCAAATTTTGCACCCAAAAATGTGCGAGCATACTCAACAAAAGCGTTGGTGTCGTTCCATATAATGAGAATAAAACAAATTATAAGGGAGGCGATAGATGAGTCTAGTATCAAAATTGTTAAGTCAGTTGTCATACTTTTATTAGTTCAATGTCATAAAATTTAAAAATATCGTGAGCGAGCGAATCTTTGTCGTACTCTTCCGCGTAAATAACTGTTGGGATTTTATAAGCCGCTATTAAGGTGGCGCAATAAGAGCAGGGAAGAAGGGTTGATGCTAATATATTGCACTCATCTATTTTCACCATAGATAGACAATTTGCTTCAGCATGAATCATAAATGGCCTCCTTTTGTCCCTGTCGCCCCAGAAAGACGCCTTGTTCCAAGGATTTATTGTTTTTCCTGACGCTAGCCCATTGTACCCTAAAGCTAAAACTCTCCCATTTTTATCTAAAGCGCAAGCGCCAACTTTTTTGTAGGGGTCTTCGCTTCTTAAGCTAGCTGTTTTGGCAAGCTCAAGAGCATACTCCTTCCAAGTTACTCGGCTCATTTGACTTGTTTAAGAATCGCAGGAATCTGAACCGCAGCAAGTTTCATTTTGGCACGGTAAGTCAGCTCTCCTGTAAACTGTTTTAGGTCGTCCAGTGCGAGGCTTAATTTTACCAACCGAAACTAAATCCCCATTTTTTACAGCCTTATTTATCTTGGCGTGGATAGAAACTCTAGACAGCTTCTTCTCTAAGCTATTGTATATCTCTTCTGCGGTAAATTCATTTGTTGGCCACTCAACCAAGAATGACGGCCTTCCCCTCTTACTTTGAGTTTTTTCTGTACTATTGCTATTTTCGTTCATAACAAATATATCATAACCTATTTTTTAAGAATTGTCAAAAACTTTTTTTAGAAAATAACAGTAAATTCAATTTACAATACATAATGACAGTAACAGACTGTACAAATAGTCTATTCGTATGGTTCCAGAACAACGATTCATTTGAAATAAATGAGGACTTCAATAAAGTAATACTTTTATCGGAGGATAAAGGTAGAGATTCCGCAGCCTTAGAGCTGGCCCTAGAGCGCCTAGAAACCGCTGAACTAATCAAGTCGAAAGAAATGGGTGAAAAAAAATATTGGATACTCAATAAATCTTTTAACAATTTTGAGTCTACCGTTTCGATAGACGCAACTCTTTCATCTGAAATAGCAGAAGATATAAACCAATTTTGCGAAATTATTGGTGACGATACCGACAAATGCGACTCGTCAAATATCACCTCTAAAGATATACAGAATTTACTTTTTATGTATAGGCAAGCTAAAAATATAGTTGGCAAGCAAGCTGCGGATGAAAATTAATTTTGACTTTGAATCAAAAATAGTATAAGGTCATAAAAAATTTTTAAGCTCGCTGGGAACCATCAGTGGAGTTTACCTAAGATAGCTGAAGTAAAGTAAGCGTGGCAGTTGGCCTACTGCCGAATCAAGGGATGGCTGGTTACAGACTGCATGTAGCCAAAAGACACTCGGTTAGTTACCGAGGTTTACCCCATCGTTAGCGAAAGCTAGGTGGCCTAACGTAAGAGGAGTTTTCTGTGGTACGGTCTCTCCCGCCATTACGGTAGTTAGGTTCAGTTTTAAACTGATTTGCAGCGTGTGTGGAATATCCCATCCATTTAAAAAACATTGGGCTTCAAAGAAAAAGCAGCACACGTTACACAGCATCTCCCCCTTCATGGGGGGTGTTGTGTCTTTGCTTAAAGAAAAATTAACACACGCATATTAAAACATTGAAATACTACCAAAAAAGTGATACTATCAAAAAATGGTTATTGGTTTAGCTGGAGTTGCCGGTAGTGGAAAGGATACCTTCTATTCTGTCCTATCTTCTAAGATTAAAGCTAATAGGTTCTCGCTGGCCGATAAGCTCAAGGAAGAAGTTAGACCTTGGTGTTGGAAGCATTACGGTATAGACCCTCTTAATTGTCACCGCCATGAGAAAGAACTCATTCGTGATTTTTTAGTATTTCATGCTAAACACATGAGAGAGAAAACCAATGGTCGATATTGGGTAGACAAGATAGATGATGAGGTTAGAAGTAGTACGGAAAAATATAAGATTATTACAGACATTCGTTATGATGATTACGATAATGATGAGGTTAGCTGGCTGAAGAATGAGTTAGGGGGTGTCCTTGTGCATATATCAATGGTAAAGGGCGACGGCTCTCTTGTGCAACCTGCGAATTCGGAAGAGGCTAGGAACAACCCGAAGTTAATAGAAAAGGCAGATTATAAGATTAAATGGCCTTATAAGAGTGGTTATGATGATATTAATGTAGAGCTTTCCCCGTATGTTGAAGAATTCATGTTTCAGTCTCAGGTAGGGTATTAATAAAATAATTTAAATATAATATTTAATTAACCGTCTTTATATTTAGACCTAAATATGAACGACGAAGAACTAGTCCTCAAGGTAAAAGAGCACAAATGTAACGAAAGTTTAAAGAAATTAATAATAAAGCATTCCCCGCTTTGTTTTAATATTTACAAAAGGTATTCGTCTACATTATCTAAATTCTCGGGCGGACTAAGCTCTTCTGAGATGAGAAACGAAAAAGACTTCATAATCTATAAATCTTGCATTTCATACAATCCTGAAAAAAAGGTTAAATTCTCAACGTGGCTAGGTAATTTTGCTAGATACTATTGTCTCAACCAGATAAATAAAAATAAGAATTTAATCAGCATGGAGGACTCTGATTTACAGTTCTACGTGGACAAGAAGAATGGGGAAGAGTCGATTAATTTACTTCAAGAAACACCCGAGGTATTCCGCGAGTATGTGTTGAATATTTTACTACAGATAAAAGACAAGAGGATTGTGGAGGTATTTAAACTTAGATATTTCAGCGGAGACTCTAAGAAAACTTGGAACTCAGTTAGCAGAAAGCTTGACATCAGCATACAAACAGCTATAAATTTGCACCAGAAAGGAATAGGAATCTTAAGAAATAAAATTAAATCAAAAGATTTATTAGATTCTATTTGACTTTAAACCAAAAACTAAGTAATATAAACACCTATGAATAACGACTCAAGTAATACATCACAAGAGAACTCCACAAAGCAACAGAACGAAGAGTTGGGCGCGCTCTGGAAGCGTACATCAAGGAACAACATGACATATCTGGCTGGGCATATCAAAGTCACACAGCCCGATGGTACAGAGAAGACTGAAAAAGTTGTCGTGTTTAGTAATCAGCACAAGAAGGCTGATAATCAACCAGACTATAGGGTGTACATCTCTAACTCTAACCCGCGTCAGGATAGCGGAGTATCTCAACCAAGTCAGCAGCAGACTCAAGTCTCTGATGAAGAGTTAATGTAGATGAGTAAACTCTGCATAAACGCACAAGTAAATCCACTCTCTATGGGGCAAATCACAATTGCCCTCATTAGAGAGGTTTTACGTCAAAAACTAGACATCTCTTTATTTTTAAGGGGAGAGCAAAACCCTGAAACGGAAGGGGATGCCGAAGCCATTAAGAGGGCTATAGGTGAGCTGGCCGTACATTCCGAGCTAAACCATTCTTACAAAGACTCCTTTGAGTTAGATATATGGCATCTTAACACAACCGCGCTCTCTCGACTTTCAGAGCGAAAGTCTTTACTTTCTTTCTACGAGCTTGACAGTCCAACGAAAATGGAGCTTAATGTAGCGAAGAATCAAGATATATTATATTTTTCCAGTCAATACTCTTGCGATGTTTTTGAAAACGCTGGAGCAGATAACGTAAAGTACCTCCCTTTATTTTTTGACAGCGTTAACTTTAAAACGCTCAATAAGAAATACTTTTCAGACGATAGGGTATCTTTCAACCTAGCCGGTAAATTTGAAAACAGAAAGCATCACAAAAAAATTATACAAGCTTGGGCTAAGAAGTACGGAAACAATAAGAAATATTACCTGAATTGCGCTCTGTATAACACTTTCCTGAGTAATGATGATAATAGAAAATCTATAGTAGAAGCTCTAAACGGAGAGTCTTATTTTAATATTAACTTTCTCTCCAGAATGCCAACAAACGCCATCTACAACGACTATTTAAACTCATCTAATATTATGATTGGAATGTCAGGTGGCGAGGGGTGGGGTCTTCCGGAGTTTCAGTCAGTAGCATTAGGCAAACACTCGGTCATACTAAACGCTCATGGCTATAAGGGTTGGGCTACTAACGAGAACTCAGTCCTAGTAGAGCCTTGGGGTAAAACATCATCGGAAGATGGGGTGTTCTTTGCGCCCAATCGACCTACGAACCAAGGCCAACTTTTCGATTGGAAAGAAGATGATTTCATAGATGGGTGCGAGGAGGCAATTAAAAGGGTGGAAAGCGACCCAGTAAACCATGAAGGACTTAAATTACAACAAGAGTTTACTACGGAAAAAACGCTCTCAATCATAATGAAAGACATGTCATAATGACTGAAGAAGAATCTAAAAACAATATAGAAATTCAGTCTCTCATCAAGGAATTGAATCCTGAGACTTTGTTTTCACCGGAATGGAATAATAGGGTTTTTCAAAGCATCGTTCCAACAGGCGGAGAGAAGTATGATAGCGAGAAGATTAACATGTTTAAGATAGAAAACTTCTTAAGCAAGGCTGAATGCGAAGATATAATCTCTACATATAAAACTAAAACTGAAGTTGCTGAAACAACATCCGAGGACGAGGAGTACCGAACTAGTAAAACCTGCATGATTAACTCATTCACTGAGCATGAGCTACTCAAAAAGTCCATTTCACTTGACATCAAAATTAGCAACACATTGAACCTTCACCCATCAATGTCAGAAGGTATAGAGTTTGAATATTTCAAAAGCGGCGACTTCTTTAAACCTCACGTAGATTTTTTTGCCATAGAACCGCAAGGGCAAGCAGGGGCCGAAGAATTAATTTCTAGAGGCCAGCGCACTTGGACGGTTGCGATTTATCTTAACTCCCCAGCTAAAGGTGGAGATACTGTTTTCAGTAATTTAGATTTAAGAATCACCCCAAAGATGGGTACATTAGTATGCTGGAACAACCTAAATAATGATGGCGAGATAACATCCGATTACATACACGAAGAGGAGATGGTCGCTAAGGGTTATAAGGCTATACTAACTAAATATTACAGAGATAAAAGGTGTCAATAATATGCCTATATACCTTTTCAAATCCCCAAAAACACAAGAGGTTATAGAGGTTGTTCAGAAAATGTCTGAGCCTCATGTGTATGTAGACGATGACGGCTTAGAGTGGCAAAGGATATTTCTAAACCCAAATATGTCTGTGGATTCAGAGAACGACGGCACTGAAGAGGGGTTCTTAAGGTATACAAGTAACAGAAAAGGAACGCTAGGGGATATCTGGGACGCTTCTCGCGAAGCAAGCGAAAAGAGGAAGCAAGCCACTGGCCACGACGCTGTTCAAGAAAAATACCACGAAGATTTTTCTAAAAAACGAAAAGGTAAACTGGCTCCAGAAGACAAAAAAAATCAAGCCGGTGGTCTCGACATTACACTGTAATTAGGTGTTTCGATTTTAATTTCTTCTCTGAGTATTTTTTTCTTCCATCCAAATCAAAAATGATGTAATATAACTTTACATCGGGAATGGATTAGAATGAGCTCCACACAAATAAATATCAAAAAACGCAACGGCAAACTTGAGAAGTTAAACATTAATAAAATAAATCTACGCGCAGAAATAGCGTGCGAGGGCTTAGAAGAGACATCCGCCAGTGAGATAGTGTTGGACGCACACGTTCAATTCTACGACAAAATCACTACTCAGGAAATAGACAAGGCTCTCATTATGTCTGCCCGTCAGAAAATTGAAAAAGAGCCTAATTATGCGTATGCTGCTGGTAGACTTTTAGTTTCGAACATACATAAAGAAGTCTTCGGTGAAAGCCATGATAAAGATATTTTTCAAGCTCAATATAAAAACGCCTTTGTAAGAAATTTAAAGAAGTTAATTAAGTTCGGAACGCTCAGAAAAGAGCTTTTAGACTTCGACCTGAAAGCTCTGGCAGAAGCTATAGACCCAGACAGGGATTTAAAATTTAAATACCTTGGGGCACAAATAATCTACGACAGATACCTTCTTCACATAGATGGAAAACGACTAGAGACACCTCAAGCATTTTGGATGAGAGTGGCAATGGGTCTGGCCATAAATGAAAAAGATAAAAATAATAAAGCTATCGAATTTTATAACGCGCTATCGCAGTTCCATCTTTGTTGCTCCACTCCTACCCTTTTTAATAGCGGGAGTGTTCGTAGTCAACTGTCTAGTTGTTATCTCAATACTTTTGATGACTCTATTGACGGTATTTTCGAAGGGGCTTGGCAGGAAGCTAGGAAATCTAAATACGCGGGAGGGCTAGGGTTTGACGTTACCAATTTTCGTTCGTCTGGCGCGTACATTAAGGGAACCAACGGAACATCAAGCGGTTTAGTTCCTTGGCTTAAAATTTACAACGACCTTTTAGTAGCAGTTAATCAAGGCGGAAAAAGGCCGGGAGCGGGTTGCGCTTATATTGAGCCTTGGCACTTGGATATTGAAGAGTTCCTTGACCTCAAGAAAAACACAGGAGACGAACGCAGAAGGTGTCACGATTTAAACACGGCTAACTGGCTACCAGACCTTTTCTTGAAAAAAATCAACAATGACGAGGATTGGTATCTATTCTCTCCCTCGGATGTCAGGGACTTGCACGAATCTTTTGGCTCTGACTTCGATAAGAAGTACAAGAAGTACTGCAAGCAAGCTGATGACGGGACCATAAAGAACTTCAAGGTAATTAAAGCCAAAGACCTATGGAAAAGAATGCTAAGAGTACTCTTTGAAACAGGTCACCCTTGGATGACCTTTAAAGACAATGCTAACATGCGTTACTCAAACTCTCATGAAGGGGTTGTCCACAGTTCCAATTTATGTACGGAAATCTTCCTACACACAAAGCCCTCTCAATTCGACAAGGGGGTGAAGACGGAGGTTGGAGAAACAGCGGTTTGCAATTTAAGCTCTGTGAACCTAAAAGAACACCTAAAAGATAATGGAGAATTAGACTTCAAGCTCCTATCAAAGACTATAGCAACGCAGATGCGCATGCTGGACAATGTTATTGATTTAAACTTTTACCCAACCAAGGAAGCAGAAAACTCAAACCTAAAACACCGCCCAGTAGGAGCTGGTTCGATGGGGTGGGCCGATGTGTTTAACTCTTACGAGGTAAACTTTTCTAGCGATGAAGCTGTAAAGTTCTCAGACGAATTGTATGAGTTTATTTCTTATCATTGCATCCTTAATTCTACTAAAATAGCAAAAGAAAAGGGAACCTACTCCACCTATGAAGGCTCCCTATGGAGTCAGGACACTCTGCCTATTGACACATACAAAAATTTGATAGATTATTTAGGTGAGAAGCAAATGATTCACAGGGGTAAAAAATATTGCCCTGAATTAGATTGGAAAAAAGTAAGGAGTCATATAAAAGAACATGGAATGCGTAATAGTAATACTATGGCAATTGCTCCAACCGCAACCATATCTTATATCCAAGGTTGCTCTCCTTGCATTGAACCAGACTTTTCTGTATTTTTCGTTTACGAGAATAAAAGCGGGAATCTGACCATTATTAATGAGTGGTTCGTGAAGAAGTGCAAAGAGCTAAACATTTGGACTCCCAGCTTGATAGAAGCAATTAAAGCTGTTGATGGAGACCTGTCTAGTATCAGCGACGAGGTTATTCCTAAAGACGTTAAAGAGCAGTTTAAGACCGCCTTTGACCACGACCAGTTTAAGCTAATTGAAGGTGCAGCCGCTAGACAGAAATGGATTGATATGGGGCAGTCCCTTAACCTATTCAACGACAATACGAGCTTGAAGTACCTCAATGACTTGTATATGTTCGCTAGAGCAAAGGGCTTAAAATCTACATACTATTTAAGGAATAAAAGTGCGAGCAAAATTGAGAAATCGACTGCGAATAGCGGTAACATTAATAATAGTGAGTCAAGTGGTGTTGATGGTGATAACATTACTGCTGAGGCTTGCTCAATCTTAGACCCAGAATGTGAAAGTTGTCAATAATGAAGGATGGATTACTACTCGGAGAAGAAATAGCAGGGGTAAATCAAATATTACCCCACAAACATGAATTTGCTTGGGACCTGTTCCTTAAAGGCGTAGCCAACAACTGGTCTCCCTCTGAAATTAATATGGGAGATGATGTTAATCAATGGAAAGGTGGCGAATTATCTAATGATGAAAAATTACTCGTTAAAAGATGTCTTGGCTTTTTTGCTGGAAGTGAGTCCTTGGTTGGCAATAATCTATTACTTACTGTCGCGAGGTGGGTAACAGACCCAGAGTGCCGCCAATACATTCTTAGGCAAGCCTACGAAGAGTCTCTACACAACTGGACCGTGGTTACATGTTGCGACTCTTACTCCCTTAAAGTTGCTGATGTGTACGAGGCTTACGTTAATATCTCATCAATCAAAGCTAAAGATGATTTTTTGATGGAAATTACAACAGATGTAAACAGGCCCGACTTCTCCACCAGAACAATAGAAGGTAAAAGAGAATTCTTAAGGAACTTAATTAGCTACTACATTGTTTGTGAAGGTACATTTTTCTTCAGCGGATTTGCCATGCTACTTGCGCTTGGTAGACAAAATAAGCTGCCCGGACTTTCTGACCAAATTAGGTATACCCTCAGAGATGAGAGCTTACACATTCAATTTGGAACGTATCTAATAAATACTATCAAAGAACAGTATCCATCGGTGTGGACGAAGAAGTTTGAGCAGGAAACTACTGAGCACATCAAAAAAGCTGTAGAGCTTGAGATACAATATGCTCATGACGTTCTCCCAAGAGGAATCTTGGGTCTTAATGCTGATATGTTTGTAGATTATATGCAATACATAGGCAACAGGAGGCTTGAAGGCATTGGCATCGACTTCCGTTTCGACAGCGACCAGAATCCATTCCCGTGGCTTGCTGAAGTTGTTGATACGGGAGCGATGACCAATTTCTTTGAAAGGAAGGTTAAAGATTACCAGAACTCTGGAGTGCTGGAGGATGATTTTTAATCATTCTTTCATTTTTCCTATGATTGAATCCTCGTGAACAACACCGCACCAAGTCTCATCACGGTTGTCTCCGATTACCCAATACTCTTTTTCCTCTAACGTCCAAGGGTACATGGATACCCCTTCGGTGACATTTATGTGACTAAATTCATCAAGATACAAGTCTCCATTTACAAATATCCAACCCTCTATAATTTCTATAGTATCCCTCGGTAAACCTAAAACCCTCTTAATCATAAAATCATCATCTTGGTAATCATAAAAGAGTATTACATCACCCCTCTTAGGAAGCTCAAACTCGTAAGATAGTTTATCAACCAGTATTAAGTCTAAATTCTTGTTAGATGGATTCATAGAGTCACCAATTACGACCACTGGCTCATAACCAAACGAATAAACAAAAACGAGAATACAACCTAAAATTAATAATCTTATGTCTTTTTTTTGCTCTTTTGAAAGCATTTATATATATTTACACCTATTTATTTTTCTAAAAAACAGTTTTCCCTAGTATTAGTTTGACGTGTAATATAGACTAGAATGGACGCACAATTACTTTTTAACATAGTGTTAGGGTGTACCAGTGCATTGGCTGGATGGCTTTTCAAGGTTCTCTACGACCAACTCAAGGACGCTCAAGAGGAGATAAACGACCTAGAAGATAAGGTGGAGAGTGACCATCGCCTGATGCAAGAAAAAATTAATAATCTAGCCTTATCCCTTCCCGAGAAATACGTAAATAAAGGCGACTTCACAGAACTTCAAAAAGTAATGCACCACAGATTCGACAAGCTTGAAGAAAAGCTCGACGCCCTTAAAAAATAATATCTTTACAAATTAGCTCTCGATGCATACAATATAATCAGTATGCCGTTACCAAGTTTTGGTTTTTCACATTCTGAAAATAAGAAAGGGCTAGAGGGTGAACCTGATTCGCCATTGTTGAGTTCTGCTCGCAGGTCGAACAGGGTTAAATTATCATACCGCTACATACCAGAGCATTACCCAAGCAACCAAAGAGTAAACTTAAATAGAGTAAACAGAATAGTTTTTGAAAATGCGTATGGGCTAGGAGACGTTTTTGTTAGCAGGTCTTTAGTAGATAGAATAGTCAGAGAGTTCCCAGATAAAGATTTTTTCTATATTCACGATTACTCTAATCACCTATTTAAAGATTTAAATTTAGAAGAGATTTCTCATGAAGATTTCTACAAAAAATTCAACACTCGCAGCCAGTTTTATATATCCGAAGAAATTAAAGGCTACTTTAAAGACCCCTCTTCGGCTCCAGAAGGTTACAAATTAAAGCAAAGGCAAGATAAGAATTGGTACTTAGACGGAGAGACAGAGCCAGCGGTAAATGATGTAAATCTTCAGTTAGCTTTCGTTAAAGACACTATGCACGTTAATACTTGGTATCACGCTCCACTTAACGCAATCAATGAGTATGGAGGGAGCTGCTGGCCGGTGCTGGTTTATAACTTCAATGAACTTTTCAGGGTGCTCGGTATAGAAGAAAGCATAAATGAAAACCCCAACAACTACCTACCTCAAGTAGACTACGCGACTTATGAACTTGAACCATACAAGTCCAGAATAAACTCTATAAGCTCTAAATTTGACAGGGTAGTATTGGTTTGCAATGAAATACCATCTACAGCCCCTATAGTTAGAAAATTTGACTTCGACTCGCTAATTAAACCTTATACGGCTAAAAATCAAAACACCGCTTTTATATTTACCACAAAAACCAACTACAAAGACAAAAATATATTTTTTACAGACGATGTGCTTGAGGGCGCGCCTCGCCCCGATTTAATATACATGGGGTATATTGCTAGACACTGTGATTTAATTATAGGTAGGAACTCCGGCCCGTTCACGTACTGCATGACTAAAGAAAATTTGATTGATAGCCCTAAAAAATTCCTATCAACCACAGACCACCCCATGCTATGCGAGTTTTTACCTGACAGGGATGAAAAATCTCTTGAGTTTGTTTCGCCCTACAATGAGCCTGATTTTCTCAAAATGCTAGACAGCAACCTCAACAAGTGA